TCAGAGCTTGCGGACGAAAGTCTTCTCGCCGTTGTGCCAGGTGATCGTCACGCCGTGCTGGCCGTCGCCGCCCTCCCGCGTCGACCACACGTCGAGCGTCGCGATCTCGGGAGACTCGGCCGCGCCGATCACACCCGCGAGCCATGCATCCGGTGCGGCCGTCACCGGCGCAGCCTCGAACGGGGCGGGGGAACCCTGCACGGCCGCGGTGGGCGGTTCGTGCTTGGCGCCCTCGGCGAGCTGCCCGATCAGCTGCCACCGAACCTCGCGACCCGCGACCGTCACAGCCAGGCCGTACGGGTGCTTGGTGTCTCCGGCCTCGTTCAGGGACTGGACGCGTTGCACGTCAGGGGTGTTTTTCAGCAGGTCGACGGCGTAGTCCTGGAATGCGGCGGGGTGCATTTGTGATCATTCCTCTCGTGGCGGCTCGGCCAGTTTATGGGCGGGGGCCGACAGGCCGCGGGCCTCCACCCGGGCTCGCCGCAGGGCCTCGCTCTCCTTCGGCCTTCGACGGCACGGACACGGACACTGCCGCGTGGCCGTAGGGGTCAGACGCCCCTCGTGGACCTCAAGCCAGGTGCTCCCATGGCAGAGATGCGGGGCCGTGACGATGCCCACCAGCCGCTGGGCCAGGCAGGGAGGGCACGGCACCTTCGCACGCGGAATGTCGACAGGACAGATCGGCGTATGCGCGACGCCGGGGTACGGGCCCAGTGAGTTGCTCAGCCACATGCGGTCTTCGTAGGTTTCACCTTCACGAACGGTGTGGCCGCACCTGCCGCATCGGGGTGGCGGTTCGTCGTCGCTCGACATGGAGGCTCCTTCTCTTCGCTGCGTGAGATGGGCGGCCCGCTCCCTGAGTGCCATCGGGCGGGCCGCCCGGTCCCGACCGCGCTCCTCCCCAGGGACACGGCCGGGGGCTTATCGAGGGGTGCGGCGCACGTAGGCCGGCATCCTCGGGCACTTCACGTGCACCGTGATCTGAGCGCCGCCCGCCGAGGGCGAGTGTCCGGCGATCTCCTTGCCGGGCCACTCCTTGGTGATCGGCTCATCGCAGTGCCAGCAGAACCTGACGCCCTCGCTCATCTCTGGACTCCTCGGCGCAGGTTCTCGATGGTGGGTTCGGGCGGCCGCAGCAGGGTCTGTATGGCCCGGAAGGCGTGCCGCAGCCGTGCGCCTTCCTCGCAGTCTGCGGTTGCGCAGGCAGTACAGCCGAGCAGGTGCGCGCGGAGCCGCGAGGCGAGTTGGCCGGAGGCCCCTTCCCCACTGAACATCAGGCACCACCCGCCTGCATGGCGTACCAGCCAGCGGCTACCAGCTGGCCTACCAGGGCCACCGGGCACAAGCGCCCCACGGCCTGCGGGGGTACCACCCAATGCGTGCCCGGCGGCTCCGTGCGATCGAGGCGTGGCACGCCGAGGTAGGTGCCGAGCCCCAGCCACGGCGCCTTGTCGTCGTGAGGCCAGTAGCGTGCGGCGTAGGGCTGCATGAGGGCGTAGTAGGTACCGCCCATGGTCCGGCCGTCGTAGATCACCGGACCAAGGAGGCGGCGGGCCAGGCCCTCGGCGGCCTCCGTGAGGAACTGGGTATCGAGAGCAGCGTGGACGAGAGGCTCGGGCATGCGCACGGCGTCGAAGCGGCGGCCGAGCGGGAGCAGAGCGACCCCGCTCGTCTTCCACTCGGCCCGCGCGTGGTCGGGCCCGTCCTGAGCACGTGCCAGCCACTCGGAGAGGGCTGTGGTCGCCTCGGTATGCATCGGTGTGCCCCTGCCGTCATCAGCGTCGATCAGGTCTGATGACGACGGTAGGGGCGGCGTGACCAGCCCGATGACCGGAATACGGTCACCCCGGTCAGGCGGACAGCAGGCCCACATTCACCGCCAGCTCGGCGGCGCGGCGCCGGCGCTGCGCCTGCTTGGACTCGACCTCCTCGAGGATGATTCCGCGGGCGTACCCGTTGTAGGCGATCGTCTCGGGCGCCGAGCGGTGAGCCTTCTCCAGCGTGGCGATCGCGACGTCAGGCTGTCCGTCGAGCTGGAATCCCCGCGCCTCCTCGATGCGGTGCCTCGCCCGCCGAGGCCTGGACTTGATGACGGTCTCGTCGGCCTTCGCCGCTTGGCGGACGGACTCGCCGCCCTGGTGCAGCTCGACGGCGATGGTGACGGCGTGAGCGCCCATGATGGCGCGGGAGAAGGACGTCACCGGGTGGTAGTAGTCCAGCGGCAGCTTCTTGGCCGTCTTGTCTGCCTCGTCCCAGTGCCGCCACGCGGCACCGGTCTCTCGCCTCCGGGCCGCGGTGTACCCGAGCTCGAACTGGAGGGCTCCGGCGATGGCGAGGACATCGTCCGAGGCGTCCGGCAGCAGCGGGTCGAGGAACCGGACCGCTTCCAGATTGACGGCGTCTGCCGCGTCGAAGTGCCGGGGCCCGCTGTCGCGGTGGGCCTGCGCCATGAGCCAGGCCGCGACGCCGATCGTGTGCGGGTCCTCGGACTCCTGGGCTGCGATCATGCCGCGCTCAGCGACGCGCCACAGCAGAGAGCTGTCGGGCTGATAGGCGATGAAGAACTGGCTCAGGCTGTACGTCTGGGCGAGGAGGCCTTGCGCCGTGCGGCGGTCGCTGCCGGTGTCGGCGTGCTTCACGAGCAGCTGCGCGTCCCGGATCAGGTCGGGCAGCAGCTTGCCGATGACCTCGCGGTGGTTCGGTGCCCGGTGGCGCGCCTTCCACGCGGCGTGCAGCCGGGCCTCCAGGTGCTCCACTGGCGGCGGCTCGGCGCTGGACGACAGAGGGAAGCTGTCGATCGCGGCCTTCACCGCGCCGAGGCGGGGGTGTCCGGGGCCGATGAAGAGGTCGACGTGCATGTCGGGGTGCCCTGTCAGCTCGGAGAGGTCGCGGACCCGGAGCGCCTCGGCGATGCGCATCACCATGCCGAGGCCGGGTGCCTTCATCTGACCGTTCTCGATCTTCCTCAGCGTGTGTGGGGAGACCCCGACTAGGTCGGCGAGCTGAGCGCGCGTCATGCCGCGTCGCTCGCGCAGAATTTGTGCCCGTTGGCCGAAGCGCAGCGGGTCGGCGTAAGGGTCCGGGGTAGCATCAGATGGCACGGTCTCGCCCCTCTCTGAACAGCTCGTCACTGTCAGGGTATGGGGCGGGACCATTTCTATGTGAGGGCTCTGGCCAGCAATCACCGTGCTGAGCACGACGAAAGGGCCCCCACCGCCCGAAGGCAGTGGGGGCCAGTTCATGCTCCGGTTCGCATGTGCTCGCGGACCTGGTCGTGTATGTCGCCGGGGTCGGGAGTGACGCCACCGTCTCGCATTCGGTGGATGAGCCGGTCGACAGTCCAGGAGTAGGCGAGCACCAGACTGCCCAGTCCGTCGATGCGCGCGTTCTGCCGTTCGATCTTGAGCTTCATCTCGTCTCTGATCTCGCGGAATGAAGCCAGATCAGCCGCCCGTTGGGCGGGCTCGGCTGCGGCCTGCGCCTGGGCGCGGGTTGCCTCGGCGGTGGTCCGGGCTGCTGCCCGTGTGGCCCGTGCGGCGAAGAGGCCGCTGCCGAGGAGTGCGGCGGCGCCGAGGATGGAGCCGATGATGCCTGCGGCGACGCCCCATGTGCCGGTCATCTACCACGCTCCCGTCGCGCAGGGTGGGGGACGGAGTGCTCCGGCAGGGTCGCCAGGAACAGGATCAGCGCGACGTGGCCGAGGCCGTACCAGGCGGCGATGGCGAGGCCGCGCGGGTACTCGCCGGTGAGGCCGCCCCACAGGTACGCCGAGCCCCACACGAACGGCGGGATCAGGGCGGCGAAGAAGCCCAGCCCGTCCCTCCCGATCCGGAGCCAGGCGCACGTGAACGTCACGAGTCCGCAGATGATCCAGACCGACGACCAGCAGCGGATGTCCGCGAAGCGGGTGAGCAGGCCGAGGCCGGCGGGGTTCGGGCCGGGCTGCAGGGCGTAGCCCAGGCCGAAGCAGATCTTCGCGGGGCCGAGGATGGCGAGCGCCGTGCCGCGGCGGCCCAGCCGCTTACGGAGCCGTCGGGCCGCCGGGCGCATCAGATGCTCGTCGGCCGGCGCGGGGTGTCCGGTGTGGCGACGGTCTCGGTGAGGCCGGGCCCGACGGGGCCGCCGCTGGTGACGATCGCGGTCAGCACGGCGGCCACCGCGGCGAGGCCGCCGACGGAGGCGACCTCACCCCAGTCCACGTCCAGGATGCCGATGCCGTCCCCGGCCATGAGGGCGAGGGAGGACTGCGCGGCGGTGCGCACCGCGCGCTCCGCAGTGGCCTTCCAGAAAGCGCCAGTGTTCATGGGCAGTACCTCTTTCAGACAGGCTGCGCGAGCGAGCGGCAGCCGATGATGGTGCCGGAGGCGTTGCGAACCTCGCGGTACGGGACGAGCAGGTCGCTGCGCCGGTCGGCGACGGCCAGGGCGACGACGAGGGAGACGATGTACTGATGCCCGTCGCGCTTGGGCGGCAGGTTCTGGGCGTGCCCGAACTCGACCATCTCGAAGGTGAAGCCCCCGCCCAACTCGATGGTGGCGAGCCGAGCGGGCGTGGCCTCGGGCTCGATGACCTCCAGCAGGTGCGGTTCGAGGTCGTCGATGCCGTCCTCCCGCTCGTGCGCGTACAGGCGGATCGGATGCGGGGTGAGGTTCAGGATCACCGTCGCCTCACTTCTTGGGGAGCTTCAGCTTCTGGCCGACGCGGAGCGCGTCGGACCGAAGGCCGTTCAGGGTCTTGATCTCCGCGTAGCGGGAGCCGTCGCCGAGCTTGGTCGCGGCGATCGACCAGAGGGTGTCGCCGCGGGCCACGGTGTACGTCTTGCTCGGAGCGAGGCGGGCGTGGATGCGGGCCCGCATCGATGCCATGGTGAAGCCGCGCGGATCGACCTTCCCCGGCTGCCACTCCAGGTGCCCGATCACCGAGCGCTCGGACCAGCCGTGATACCGGCAGATCGCCGCCGACACCTTCTCGATCGCGAGCAGCTGCTCCTCGGGCCACGGGTCCTTGCCGTCGCCGCGGTTCTCGCACTCGAAGCCGTAGAAGTGCCGGTTGCCGTCGGTGTTCGCCTCGTTGTCCGGCGGCAGCGTCGCCCGCTCGGCGATGACCGCGCGCAGCACGTCGTCATCGCCATTCCCGGCGTGGTTGGCGCGGCCGTACCCGACGAGGTGAACACGGCCGTCCTTGGTGATGACGCCGTGGCACAGCGGCCCGGGCAGGGTGCTGTAGCCCTTGCGGCAGATGCCGACCGTGTCGTGCCGGGCAGCATCGGTCACGGTGTGATGGACCATCACCCCGTGGACGGGCCCCCAGGGACCCTTGTGGTTTCGGTTGTGGTCCTCCCAGTCGCCGACCTCGACGACGGTCAGACCCTCGGCGCGGAGCAGGGCGGCGAATCTTGCTGCGCTCGGCGGTGTGGCCATGCAGGTCTCCAGACATGAAGAAACCCCGGGCCGGAGAGGCGCGGGGCGTGCGGGTGAGCGAGGGGTCAGGCGGCGTAGCCGTAGGCGAGAAGGCCCACGTTGCCGCCGAAAGCCGCGGCGGTGAACGCACCCGCGGTGACGGTCGGCGGGGTCGACATGCCGGTGTTGGTGTCGCCCCAACCCGGGGACGCGCCGGCGCCGGTGCTCATGGAGCCCTCGCCGACGAGGTTCGGCAGCGTCGTGGCTTTGATCATGATGCCGAGGTAGTGCAGACCCTCGTACGTCGTCGTGTACGACGAGGCACTGCCCGCCGTGGTCTGCGCGATGGCCAGCGTCTTGACCGTGTTCGCCGCCCACGCCGTGGTGGTCTGGTCTGCCGTGCGGGCGAGCGCCACCCGGGCCGAGTTGTGCAGGCTGAACCACCAGTTCGTCGGCGAGGCGGCCGCCGTGGCCCCGTTCATGAAGCTGATGTTCGAGACCACCGCGCCCTTGGGCAGCCAGATCGGCACCAGGTACAGCGTCCCGGAGACCATCGCCGTAGTCGTCGCCCCGCACCGCAGCCTCGACGTCGTCTCGTAGCGGCCCGCGGGCCGCATCGCGTCCTCCAGAGCACCGAACCCGGAGTCGAACGGGCTGCTCCTGGTGCTCGTCGTCGAGGCGTCCGCCACGGTGCCGCTGTTGCCGTGGCGGGTGACGTCAGTGACCGAGCTCGTAATGTTGATCCCGGCCAAGGTCGTGCCGCGCGTCCGCACGTTCCGGATCACCGGACGGGCGGTGTTGGTGGAGATCTGCACCCCGTACCCGGTCAGGTCGTAGACCTCGCAGTCGTCCAGGACGACGTCGGCCCCGTCCCACACGTGCAGCCCGTTCGCGGCCGCACCGGTGACGCGGCAGTTCGAGATCGTGACATCCGTGGCCGTCGCCGCGGGGGTCGACCGGGAATCGACGGTCACGCCGGCACCACCGCTCCCGTTGACGTCCAGGTCGTCCATCAGTCCCCGGCGGGTGCCCAAGGTGCTGATGGCGGTGGCGCCGGTGGTGTGAGCGATGACGCCGGCGAGCGCGTAGTCCTCGACCCGCTCCATCCGTACGGCCTGCTGCCCCACGCCGCGCACGGTGACGCGGCCGACTGCGACATCCTGCACGTAGCCGGTGTCCTCGCCGATCAGCTCGACCGCGGCCCCGTAGGCGCCGCCGCCGGTCATCGTCACGTCGTCGATGACGATCCCCGCGAGCGGCTGCGAGCCTGCGATGGTCGGGGAGCCGCCGCCGGCCGGGGTGCGGTGGGAGGACTTGCTGCTGTCGAGGGTGCGCACGTTGACGCCGCCGCCGCAGTTGCGCAGCTGCACGCCGGAGATGACGGCGGACTCCCACGTGTACGCGCCGATCGCGAACTGAGAGCAGGCCTCGGCGTACAGGTCGCGGATGCGGATGTCCCGGTGCGGCTTCCCCGGTGAGGCGCTGTGGGAGCCGATGGCGCGCGGCCAAGCGATGGTGCCTGCAGTGCCGGACGGGCCGGTCGCGCAGCCCTCGATGAGCAGGTCAGTGCACGGGGTGTCGTCATAAGGCCCGAACCCACCGAAGTAGGCGCTGCCCTTGGCGAGGTCGGGCTGGATGAATTCGCTGAAGGGGCGGTCGCCGGGGTCGAGGTAGCCGTGGCCGCGGACGTTGCGGATGACGCCGTGGCGGACGGCGTTCAGTTCGATGCCGTGGTAGCCGCAGACGTCCTTGATCAGGGTGTCGCGGATGACGATGTTCTCGGCGTGGCCGATGCTCATGCACATCGCCGACGTTGGGTAGGCGGTCGCCCGCGCGTCCCAGACGCCGCCCTCGATGATGATGTTGCCGTGCCCCGTGTAGCCGCCGAGGGCCTGGCCCGCGTCGCCGTTGAGGAGCATTGTGCCCGCGCCCGCGCGCCGGATCGTCGCGCCCTCCATGAGCGTCAGCCTGGTGTTGCCGTAGATGCGCAGGGGCAGGGTGGAGGCGTCCCAGGTGCCCGACGGCACGATGATCCAGCCGCCGCCCGCGTCCCGCGCGGCGTTCAAGGCGGCCTGGAGCGCGGCGCCGCCGGTGCCGAAGATGCGCGGGTTGTAGATGCGCATGCCGGTGAGGGAGACCTGCCCGGCCTGGAGCGTTCCGGGGGTCTCCAAGACGCCTGCGGCCGAGCGAGAGAGGAAGGTGTCCCGCGAACCGTCACCCGGGCCCCACTGCATCGATCCGTCGGCCGCCACCCGGAAGCGGTCGAAGCCGTCGCCGGTCTTGAAGCCGCCGAGGATGACGTCGCTGCTGTTCGGCATGCCCCACTGGGCCTTGCCCGTGAGGGTGCCACCCGCCTTGTCGAGCTTGCTCTCGATCTGGTCGAGCGCTCCCGATGCTGCCTCGCGGGCGCCCTGGTACCAGCGCACCGCCTGCCCGTCGGGCGCGTTGTACTCGTACTCGATTGCCGTCACGCCGTCGATCTTGAAGGGGCGGATGCGTCCGGGCGCCGAGCTGCCCGTCGCGTTCGTGCGGAGCTGGGCGATCGGTGTCGTCCCGTCCTCCTCCAGGAGCGCGGTGATCTGCTCGCCGGTCCCGGCCGCCCGCACGATGACCGGGTAGTCCGGCACTACGTTGCCCGCCGGGTCGGTGAGCACGTCGGCCGGGGTCCCGCCGTAGGTGTACAGCGCCATCTCCGTGCCGCTCCTTTCAGTCGAGCCAGTAGTCGCCGGAGATGTCCACCCACGCGGTGCCGTCGGTGCCCTGGTACCACCAGAGGATGTCTCCGGCGACGCCGTAGGCGCTGGTGACGCCGGTGTTGAGGATCTCCAGGCGGCCCGTGGCGTCGGTCGTGGCGCCGCCCATGGAGCAGGTGCCGTCGAAGGTCCGCAGCTCTGCCGGGGTCAGGCTGCTCGGGACGGAGCCGAGGTTCACGGCGTTCGCGTCGTAGATCAGCTGGCCGTCGGTGCGTTGGATGCGGCCCTTGAGCCACACGTGTTTGCCGCCGTCGGTCAGGCGCACGCCGAGGTCGACGATGCCCTCCTCGAACCCGGACTTCAGGCTGATGGTGGACTGCCACGGCTGGAGCGGCTCATACAGCGTCGCCCACCCGCTGGCGGTCTTGGCCCACGTGGTGCCGTCGGCGGCGATGACGAGCATGCCCGTCGGAGCGTCGGACATCGTCGAGTTGCGTTCGGCGAGGTTGGCGACGTGCTGCACGAGGTGCGGGTCGAGGGCCTCGGCGAGCGCTGCCAGGGCCGCGGCCCCGTCCGGGCCGTCGCCGCCTCCGGGGACGGGCAGATCTGCGTATCCGATGGTCGCCACGCGGGCGCCCCCTCTCAGGCCGAGAACGAAATGGTGATCTTGCCGCCGGTGAAGCTGGCGTACTCCGAGCGGCCCGAGGCGTAGATGGCCAGCCCCCGCGCGCTGCCGGACGCAAGCGCGGACCGCCAAGACGCGGGCAGCGACGCCGTGCCCTTCGCGCCCACCGACAGGCGCAGCAGCCCATCCTCCGGGCCCGAGCCCAGGTTGAGCTGGCCGGACGGCGGTGCCGTGTGGCTGTGGAGGTACAGGTTCATCGGGACCTTGCCGTTCACGCCGGAGCCACGCTTCCGCGTGAAGCTGACCTTCATCCCGGACACCGTGCGGCCCATGCACGCCGCGGCGATCGCCGTGCCGTAGAACCAGCCGCCGCGCCTGTTGCCGCGCCCCGTCCAGTCGCCTTGCGTCGGAGCCGAGGCGTACTCGTCCGGCCGGCCGCCGCGCCAACTTCCGCTGTCGGTCGGACTGATCACCTTCGACTTCGGGGCCCGGCCGGGGTCCACCGGCGAGGTGTCGGAGATCGAGCTGAGCTGCATGTAGAGCTGCGCCTTGCCGTCGGCGTCCTTGCGCACGTACAGCGTGTTCACCGTCTGCCAGCCAGACCCCGACGGCCCGCCCGTGCCCCACGTCGCGGCGGTGACGGCGTCCTCGTCCACGGCGATCTCCCGTGCGATGTCGCGCACCGAGGAGTCCGTGGCCGCGCCCGGGTCGTCGCCCACGGCGTACAGCACCAGCGGCTTCACCCCGGGACGGACGTGCACGAGGTCGCCGGCCTGGCGGCCGCGGTACGCCGTCGAGCACGCCACGTCCAACAAGAGCGCGCCCTGATACATGATGTTGACGCCGCCCTCGTCGGTGACGTCAACGACCCGGCACAGCACGGTCGTCGGCCGAGCCGGTGGCCCAGCCGCGAGGTCGATGCCGAGGTCTTCACGTACGCCCATCAGATCCTCCTCGCCGAGGTGCGCGTCTGGCAGGACATCGACGCGGCGCCGAGTGTGCGCGGGCAGGCATCGATCAAGTGCGTCTCCCACAGGCCGGGCTCGACCTCGACGCGCACGACGTCGCCGGGCTCGATCCCGGGGTGCGCGTACGCGGTGAACGTCAAGGTGCTCTGCACGCGCAGGCTGTCGGCGAGCTTGGCCCGCCCCGCGGTGTAGGCCTGCTCCTCGGAGGTGATGAGCGGAGAGGTGTACCGCTCGACCCGGGGCCGCACCCACACCAAGCCCTCGCGCTGCGGGGCGAGCGGATCACGGATCGGGTCCGGGCCCGCGTAGGTCAGGCTCATCGGGTCGTCGTCCCACACGTACACCGGGCCCACCGGCGCGGCCGCCGAGCCACCCTCTCCGGCCGCCTCCTCGCCAGAGACCACCCACACGTTCACCAGGCCCTCGCTGCTCTGCGCGGCCTCCGGTTCGATCAGGCCCTGGCCGTACGGCAGCGTCCACACCGCCGGGTCGGCGAGCGTTGGCACCGGGGCGAAGGTGAACACCCCGCGCGCGTCCGCGTAGACCTCGGCGCCGAGGGCGGGCGCGATGCCCGTGGACACCCCGGCCTGGTCAGCGCCGCCCGACAGGCCCTGCCACCGGTCCTCGTCGATGACGAACGAAGGGATCTTCGTGCCCGCCTTGACCCCGTCCCGCCAGGCCACGGCCGCCCACGGCACAGCCTCGGTGATCAGCGTCTGGGCGATCGCCTCGGCGGTGTCGGTCTCCACCGTGCGGGCCACCGGCAGCGCGGCGCCGCGCACGATGTCCTCCACGCCGAGCAGCTCGGCGCTCAGGCCGCGCCCCCGCAGAGTCCGCTTCGTGCTGTCGACCACGTACCGGCCCGCAGGCACCCGGTAGGGGTCGGCGCGGGAGGCCGTCAGCTCCTCGAAGAGCCGCACCTGTGTGGCGACCGTGTTGATCCCCGTCGCGCCGACCGGCGGGTCGAGAAGCTCCACCGTCGCCGACCACCGGCACTCGGCCGTCCTGTCGGGCTTCACGTCCGCCGCGCCCACCGCCAGCGGCACCCACGTGACCCCGCCGTCGTTGGACCACTCGCCGACCGGGCGGCGCCGCACCGCACCGGTCAGGGCCCGCAGCAGCGTGGGAGGCAGCGCCTGCATCACGCCCTGCCGTTCGTCGCCAGGGCCGCCCACGAGCTGTAGCTCGACGCCACCGCCGTCCACGACTCGAACGAGGCGGCGACCGTGTCCCACGACCAGCCCGGCAACCGCATCGGCTGACCCTCCGGGTCCGGCCGCTCGATCGGCGCGATCGTGAAGCCGACCGCGTACCCGCCTGTCGAGCCGAGCTTGCCGGTCGTGTCCTCTGTCCAGTCGCCCGGGACGAAGAAGCTGTCGGGCTGCTGATAGCCGGGCCGAGTCTGCGCCAGCAGCACGCCGGCGTCCATGAGTCGCCGCACCTGCTCGACCTGCTCGGGCGGCACGTCCACGACCACCTGCACCGTGGCCGCGGCGTGCGCGTCATAGCCGACCATCGCGAACGGGCTACCCGCCCGTGCCGCGACGTCCTGCCGGGCAGCCGACTCGCGCGCCCCCCACGTGGTGATGTGCACCCGCGCGGAGAGGCCCGGCTCGTCCAGACTCTTCAGCCACAGGTCCCGGACCGCGCCCACCGCCGGAGCCGGGACCTCCACCGCCAGGGAGGAGACGGGACCGAGGGTGCCGTCCGCGTACTCGGGCTGCGCCGAGTACATCACCGGCACCCCGAGCGGCGCTTCATGGTCGTACGCCGTCCCGACACCTTCCACCGCCCAGCCGGGCGCGGCACCGCGCACCGCGACCTGCACACCGTCCGGACCCGTCCGGACGATCCGCACGCGCCGTACGCTCGCGGCCGTGGACAGGGGGCTGCTGCCCGCCGTGTAGTCGACGGACAGCACTACCCCCGCCCATGGCTCGTCCACGATCGCCGCCAGCCAGCCATCCGGCGACGTGACGCGGTCCGGGACGGTGACCGGGGGTGCCCCCGGCAGCACGATCATCGGCACCCGAGTGCCCCCTTCCTGGTCAGCCCTTCACGCCCGCGCGGCCTCGGGCCCGTACCTGTGTGAGCGCCCCGTCGACCCGGTCGTCCACGTATGCGCGGAGCACCGTGCCGTCCTCGACGACGAGGTACAGCGGCCGCCCGTCGAGCCCGCTCGCACCGCCGGGCCGGGCCGCGGCACCGAGCGACGCGGACACCGGAACGACGGGCCGCGTCGGGACCGCCGCGGCGGCCAGGCGGTCGGCCTCGGCCTGCACGGCGGGCAGCATGTCGGCCACGCCCTCAACGACACCGGCGCCGACCGGCTGGCCGACCTCGTCCCGCGTGCGCCGCGATGGACTCTTGATCTTCAGCGACTTCTTGATCGCCTTGACCATGCCGCGTCCGAGCTTGTCCATCTCCGCCTGGAGCTGCTTCTCCTGCGCCTTCAACCCGGCGAGGATGCCCTTGCCCGCCTTCGACCCCGCGTCGTACAGGTAGTCGCCCATGCTGCGCCCGTAGGAGTCGCTGAGTTTCGCCCCCGACTTTGCCAGGCTGTTCAGCGCGGAGATCTGCCCTGCGCCGGCCGACGCCAGCACACCGGCGAGCCCGGACTCCGGGCCCATACCGATCAGTTGCCGGAGGTAGGTGTTGTTCAGCCCCTTCTTCTTCAGCGCCGAGATCGACTTCTGGAACCCAGACGCTGTGGTCTGCCGTGTCTTCAGACCGCTGATCACGTCCGCCACGGACGTCGACTCGCCGAGCTGAGAGATCGCGGTGTAGTCCGATGCCGCGGTCTTCTGCTCGCCGATGTAGGAGTTCGCCGCCTCCATCTTCTTGCGGACCGCGTCCCGCTTCGCCGCGAGCCCGGTCAGCTTCTTCGCTGTGGCGTCGGTGGACTTCGCCAGCCGCTTGCCCGCGCCACCAGCCGCCTTCAGGTCGGTGGACAGCGACTTCGCCGCCGATTTGATCTGCGACGCGCTCCCGGACAGGGCCTTCGTCCATGCCTTCAGGTCCCCGGGCAGCTCTCGCCTGGCCTTCGCACTGGATGTTCCCTTGGCGAAGCCGCGCGCGCACGCGCCCGCGGCCATCCGCATCGAGGTGCGGTGGTCGAAGACCTGGCTGTTCGCCGACCCGAAACGCACCAGCTCGGGCCCGCGCTCGCCTACCCACGCGATCTCGCCGCGCTTCGGCCGACCGCCCGAGGCGTAGCCGCCGGGCCGGTTGTAGGCGGCCGCGAGGGAGCCGTACCGGTCGAGCGCGTACCTCATGCTCGCGTAGATGTTGGCGAGCGGGTCGTAGATGCCGCGGCCCTTGAGCTTCCCGGCGTAGGCCAGGAACGTGCTCATGATCGTCTGCATGAGGCCGCGAGACGGGTCGCCGTTCTTGGCGTTGATGTCCCAGTTGTTGATCGCGCGCGGGTTGCCGCCGCTCTCCTGGTTCATCCTCCGCAATACGACGGGCAGCAGCGAAGCAGGCTGGCCCACCATCTTCAGGGCGGTCAGGACGACCTTGGACCAGCGCTTCACGCCGGACCCGCCGACATCCCCGCCGCCCCCACCGAGGCTGAACATGTCCTTCGCGGAGTCGACGAGCTTGTCCTTCAGCCCGGTCGCCATCTTCACCGGGAGCTTCGCGACACCCTTCGCGAACGGGTGCTGCGTCAAGCCCTTGAGCTTGCCCAGGATCGGCGCGGCGAGCTTGTCCCAGATCTTCTTGGGGTCGGTGAACAGGTCCGCGGTATCCACCGCGAAGTCCTTCACGGCCTTCGCCCCGGACTTGATCTTCCCTCCGGCCCACCCGGCGGCATCCCCGACCCAGCCGCCGTCCCAGAACCCGGGCAGGCGGCCGGTGCGGTTCATGTAGTCCAGCGCGCCCGGGTGCCGGCGCTCGATACGTCGGGTCGAGGACTGCCGTGTCACGAACTCCCCGGCATGCACCACGCCGGCCGGGGTGTACTTGCCGCCCGGGCCGGTGTGGCCGCCCGCCGCGAAGCCCTTGACCTCCGGCAGCTTGCTGAGGCTCACCAGACCGGCGACCTTGTTCCAGATCGACCGGATGCCCGAGTTGTAGATCGTGTTCACGATGAACCGCACGGGGCTCTTCGCAAGGTCACGGATCTTGCCGAACGCGATCCCGATCGCCCGCTTGGCCACCTCAAACGCCGTCGACATGCCGCGGGCAGCCCGCTTGACCGCATCGATCGGCGGCTTGATCCCCTTGGAGTACAGCCAGCTTGCCACCGCGCCGATCCCACGGAACGCCGGCGCCAGCGCGTTACGCCACAGCCAGGTTCCCGCAGCACCCAGATCCCGCAGCGCCGACCGGGCCCCGGACGTTGCGCCCGTGAGCGTCGAGCGCAGTGCCCGCCCGGCCGCCATCACGCCGCGGAACGCGGGCAGCAGCGCGGTCCGCCACAGCCACATACCGGCCGAGCCAAGCGCCCGCACCGCGACCATGACGCCGCGCATCGCGCCCTGCACGATCACCCGGAAGGTGGTGCTCTTCTTGTACAGCAGCACCAGGCCCACGCCGAGCGCGATCAAGGCCGTGATGATGAGCCCGATCGGGTTCGCGCGCATGGCCGCGTTCAGCAGCCACTGCCCGGCCGCCATCGCACGAGTTGCTACCGCACCGGCGACCATCGCCGTTCGCTGCGCCACCAGAGCAGCCGTCGCCCGCACCGTCGCCGCCAGCGACCGCGCCTGTGCGGCCACCCACGCGCTCGCCGTGCGAGCCGCGTTCACCGTCGCCGACGCCGCAGTAGCCGCGAAAGAACCGACCGCGCGGGCCCGGGCCGCAGCCCAGCCCATACCGGACCGGATCGCCGACGCCGTCCACGTTGCAGCCGTCCGCGTCGCCGTCGCCGCAGCGGAGGCCTGCGTGGCGATGAACGAACCGACCGCCCGCCCGCGCGCGGCCGCCCACGCGCCCGACGCGCGCACAGCACCGGCCGCCCACGCCGCGCCCGTGCGGATGGCCTGCGCGGCGGACTGCGCGCCGATCACCGTGTAGTAGCGCACCGCGAACGCCGCGAACCTGATGTTGGCTCCCGCAGCACGCGCCGCAGGGCCCGCCGCACGGATGCCGCCCACCATGGACATCACGCCGCCGGTCACCGCAGTAGCGATCTTGAACGCCGCGATCGCGCCGCCGACCGCGAGCAGCGCGGCGACAGTGGCCTGCATCCGCGCGGGGTCCGCTTGGAGCCAGCCCCACAACGCCTTGACGGGGGCCAGCATCGACGCCACCACCGGCGCCGCCGCCCGCATCGCAGGCATCACGTCCGTCATCACGACGTCCGCCAGGCCCATCAGCGCCTGCCGCTTGAACTGCTCGAACTGCGTCGCGGTGTTGTTACGCAGGTCATCGCCTGCGCGCTTCGCCGAGCCCGACAGGTTCCCCAGGCTCTTGCCCGCCTTGTCGACATCGAGCGCAAACAGAGAGGCGCCCAGATCCTCACCAGGCCCACCGAACAGCGTCGCCACGATCTGGGCGCGCTGCGCGCTCTTGGGCATCTCCCGCAGCGAGTCGAGGACGACGTCGAACGCCTTCTTCGCTCGCGGTCCGCCAGCCGCGATGTCCTCGGCTGTCGAGCTCGCGTTCAGCCCGAGCGCCTTGAAGGCGTCGGCGACACCATCGGAGCCGTCGGTGCCGCGAAGGAAGAACTCCTTCATCGCGTCACCGATCTTGTCGGTGTCCCAGGCGCCGGCGTCGAGCCCCTGGTTCATGATCCCCAAGGACGTCTTGGCGTCGAGGCCGAGCTGCTTCATGAACGGCGAGTACTCGTTGAACGTCTCCGCGAGGTCCTCCGCCTTGGGCCCGAGCTTCTGGAACCCGGCGGTCATCACGTCGAACGCCTGCTGCCCGTCCTTGACCAGGCCGTTCCGCATCATCGACCCTGCGGCCTTCGCCGCCATGGTGATGTCCTGGTCGAAGAGCGTGGCCAGGTCACTCGCCGCCGTGGCGATTTTGCGGATCTCGCCCGTGGACGCCTTGGAGTCGACCAGGCCCGCGCCCATGACGACCTTGACCGCCTCGGCACCCTCCTCGACCGACTCCGTCACCGCGTCCGCGTAGAGCTGCCCGGCGACCTTGCCTGCCTTCTTCGCCTCTCCGGCGGTCAGGTTGAGCTGCGCCTGCAGCTTGCTGGTGGCCTTCTCCGCCTCCAGCCCGGTCATCAGTCCGGCGGTGAGCGCGGCCCCGGCGGCGAGTCCGACCGCCGCGGCCTTCGTCTTGAGGGCGTCGGCCATGCCGCTCGCCGCGGCTTCCCCGCCGTCGGCGCCTGCCTGGCGGGAGGCGGTCACGACGGGCTCGGAGACCTGCCGCCCCAGCTCCCGGCTGAAACGGCTCATGTTAGGCAGGACGTCCACCCACACCGCACCGGCACGCGCCATGACCGCCGCCCCTCTTCAGTTGTCGATCTCAGATCCGGCCAGGCGCCACCTGGGAGACGATGTCCTCGTAGCCCTCGCGCGCCGCCCGCGCTTCCTTCGCCTGCGCCTTGGCCTTGGCCTCCGGCGACGGATCACCGGGCCGCGGCACCGGCTCCGGCCACGGCATGACGGGTGCCTTCTCGCCGCGGTGGGCGTTGTAGAGCGCGGTGAAGATCCGCTCCAGCGCGTCCACCATGTCGGCGTCCCGGTAGTCCGACAGCCGCCACACGCTGCCGCTGACCGCCCGGCCGAGCGCCCCGTCCGCAGGCAGTCCCTCCACCAGCACCCGCAGCTTCCGCAGGGTGATCTCGCCTCGGAAGTAGGCGGCCAGCGGCCCGTCACGGCCGAAGCCGGGGTAGCGGTGGAGGTCGGCCTCTACCGCTTCTGGGTGCCGCCCGAGGACGTCGAGGACCGTGTAGGGCGCCCGCCCTTGAGCGCGCCCTTCATGTCCTCCATCGCCGCCAGACGGATGAAGTTCACGTCACCGGGCCGACCGCCGGCCGCTGTGTACCGCTCGAACTGCTCGTCGCCGAGCATCGCGCGGGCCATCTCCTCGTCGTCCTCGGCGTCGTCCACCGCCTTGGTCCACTCCGAGGGAGCGAAGAGCGGGTGCGGCATCGAGTAGACCTCTCCGCCCGGCCCCTCGAACTCGACCTCTTCGCCGCCGACTGCCTCGGCGTACTGCGCCTTGACGGTCTCCAGGACGTACCGCTTCTTGTTGGGCTTGCTCATGATCGTGTTCCTGTTCTGGTGAGCCGTGGGTGAGCCGTGAGGCGCGGGACGGCAGGGCTCACCCAAGCCGCCGCCCCGCGCCCGTACCGAGGGATCACGCCCCGCCGGGCGTGGTGGTGGTGACAGCCACGGTCGGGCTGGTGCCACCGGTCAAACCGGCGCTGCTGGCGGTCATCTGCGCCACGTCCGCCCCTGCCAGCGCCCCCTGGAACGTGACCGTGACCGGGGTGTCCGGGTGCGGGCCGCCCGCGCACGCCACGTTGCCGGAGCCGATGTTCGACAGCGCAGCCAGCGCGGTACGCACGGCCGTGGCGGTCGCGTTGTACGCGATGCCCGCCGTGGTCTGCCCGGAGTACGTGAGCGTGTACGTTCCGCCCGTCGGCCCGCCCGTGATCGCGACGGACTGCACCTCGTTGGACAGCGGCTTCAGATCCCGCCAGCCGGGCCCGTCGATCCACGTCCGCACGTCCGTGCCGACGACCTCGTCGATGTACCCCTGGTACGTGACCTTGCGGGTGATCGCCTCGGTGCGGGTCCACTGCTCGTCATCGCGGTCCGTACGCAGCGCGGACGGCATGTGCTTGACGATGTAGATCGGCTGGCCGGTGACCTTGTTGAGGTCACGGGCGATGAAGACGAGCCGCCGGTACAGCGTGGGCGGGGAGGCCGGCCGGGACCACGACCAGGCCGCGGTGCCGATGGTCGGGAAGTGGTCGAGAGGCAGGTTCTCGTACAGGCACACCGCGGCCGCGTTGGTCTCCTGCGGCGTCCACTCCGCGGTCTGGGTGTCCGTCTCGACGTCCGAGCGGGTCGGGCTCGCAGACTGCCCGGACTCCACGTCCGACATGCCGAGGTCACCGGAGAAGGTCACGCCATCGGAGTCGGTGTAGCCCACCGGCAGGTAGCCCGTGGGGAGTTCCTGCAGGACGCCCTCGGTGTCGAAGGCCTCGGTCAGGGCGGGCGCGTCGGCGTCCGCCGCGAAGATGGCGTAGGTCAGGGCCTTGCGGATCAGCGACGTGCGAAGCGCCGCCATCTGATCGAAGTTCGCCGCGGGCATACCGCGCCTCCCTTTCATGACGAAGCCCCGCGCGCTCAGGCGGCGGGGCGGTGGATGGGTGCGCGGTCAGGCGCGGACCGGCGCGCGGCGGGTGAGCCGGTATGAGGCGACCGTCCGTCTGACGGCCGGGTTGTTGTAGGTCACGTGACCGGGCAGGAGGCTGGTCTCGACGTCGTCGATGGCCAGGCCCCCGGCGTGCTGACCGCGCATCGCGAGCACCGACTCGTGCACGGCGTCCGCCAGCTGCCACATGGCGGTGCGGGTCCCCGCGAAAGTCTGCACGTCGAGCACCGCCGTGCCGGAAACGCCGTCATCGCCGCCGCCGGGCACGACGGCGACGAGCAGCAGCGGCAGCCCCTGCTCCAGGGTGGACGGCAGCTCGTTGACCACCCGCACCCCCGGGTGCCGGGCCCGCAGCCACAGCGTCGCCGCGTACTCGATGTCGGGCACGGCTGATCACCCGCCGTCCTGGAGGATCGGGCCGACCTGCGCAGCTCGTCCCAGGATTCGCCTGCGCTCCTGGGCGTTGTCGCCCCACTCGACGCTCTCGCCGTCCTCGCGGTCGGCGATGACGCGGGCGGTCGGCCGGCCGCGGGGCCGGGTGTCCTCCTCCACGTAGATCGCCTCCGCGAACTCGTCGGACACCTCAGCGCGCGCCAGCGTCTTCGCGCGCGGCTCGATGGCGTCAGCCGTCTCTCGCAGGGCCCGCCGTACCTGCGCGGAGCGCATCACCTCGCCGATCCCGCGCGGGTCCGGCTCGAACCTGACCTGTCTGGCCATCAGCCCTTCACCTCCATCAGGATCGCCTCGGTGTGGTCGAGGACCCCGCCGAACGAGCGGTGCACCCCGGGGTCGCCGTCGACCTCGAAGGTGCGGCCCTCGAACTGCACGCGGTCGTGCGCGGTCAATCCGAGATCGGCTGGGCCAGCGAGCCGCCACCGGGTGATGGTCTGCGCCTTGCCCTCGATGACCTCGGTGGAAGACATGGGCTGGACGTTGCAGCCCGAGACGTCGACCGGAGTCGGGGTCCACGTCTCGTTGCCGCGGTCGTCCTCGCCCCGGACCATGCGGATCACGGTGACCGTGTCCCGGTACAGCGGGTTGCTGATCACGAGCCATCGCCCCGGTTCAGCCGGTACGCGGCCACGACCTCCGACCACTGCGAGGTCACGCCCACCGCCGCCGTGGCGGCGAACGTCACGCTGTCGCTGCCCGTCGACACCTGTGCGATCGCCGGGTCCACGCGGTAGATGACGCGGGCCTGGTCGACGACGACCTCGGCGATCTCCGCCGGGACGACCGCGAGACCGTGGTCGTACGTGACGTCGATCTCGGCGTCCGCCGGCCAGCACCCGGCGGTGCGCTTCAGCACCCCGGATCGGCGCAGCGCCTTGTAGTCGGTGACCGCGACGCCGTCCACCTCCACCAGCGTGACCGTGACGACCGGCGCGGCCCGCAGGTGCAGCACGTTCGTACCGTCCCCGTCGTGCTGCTCCACATCGCCCGTGACCCGCGTGACCGGGTGCCGGACGTGACCGCGGAAGCGGTTGCTCGCGGCGTGCAGCGCAGCCAAGAGCTGCGGATCGTCCACGCCGACCTTGAGGAACTTGTCCAGCTGCGCGGGCTCGGCCAGGAGCAGCGGCTCAGGCCCCGCCACCGTCGGCCGCCTTGCTCCTCGCGCTGGTGCGCGCCTTGTTCCGCGAGCCACTGCGGGCCTTCGCCTGCGGCTCGTCGTCGGGCAGCTGCACGTCGGACGCGGCCTGGCGCTCAGGCGCGAGGTCGGCGTCGGTCAGACCGAGCCGCTCGGCATCGGCAGCGTTGTACTTGACCACGCTCTCGACGCCGGACGCCGAGGTCACGCGGTACTTCTTCAGCGGGCCGCCCACGACGGCCACCTCCATTCGCTCATCGACCGGGACCACGCCAGAGGGCGGGCCGCACGCCGCGTGCTGCGCGCCGCACGGACACTGCCCTCTTGCGGTTTGTCGCGTGAACAACATCAGGGGGCCAGCAGCCCGGCCGCCCGGAGCTTCGCGAGCAGGTCGTTGTGCGCCGTGCGCAGCACGCCCAGGTCGGTGACGACCTTGTCGAACTCCGCCTTCGTCGGATTGGCGCCGGCCGCGACAGTGGTCGTCATCGCCGCGGCGTTCGCCGATGCTGCGGCCTGCTTGCCCTCGCGGACCGCGCCCGCGCTGGGGTTCAGGTACGCCATGGGACTACCTCCTCTCAGGCGGTGAGGTCGACCTCGACGAAGGCGTTCGGCTGCACGACGCCGAAGGCCGCCCTCATCTCCGCGAGGATCGCCACGAGGTTGCGGATGAAGAAGTCCAGGTGGGAGTCGGTCATCTGGATGGTGGCCTGCTCCCGGTCCCACAGGATGGACTTGCGGAAGTCCCCGACGTACGCCGTACCTGCGGGCACTGCTTCGGTCTCGATGATGGGAAGCCCCCACAGGGTTTGTGCGGTGCCGACCCCGCTCGGGCCGCCGAAGTAGTACCGCGCCTCGTTGTCCTGCTTGAGGTCGAGCGTCTCCAGGTCGGCCGGGTTGAGGAGGTAGGCGTTGGCGATGCTGCGCCCGACAGTCCTCACCTTGGTCTTGGCCTTGCGCAGGGTCGTGAACTCGTTGGTGTCCCAGGCCTGCGCCTGCACGCCGGACACGTTGCCGAGGCCCTCGAAGTTCTCGCCGGTGCCGTCACCGCCGATCATCTGGTCTTCGAGCTCCTCCTCCAGGCCGTACCGAAGGAAGGCGTCGATGAGGGTGCGGACCTGCGCGGCATCAGACAGTGCGCGCTTCGTGATCGGAATCCAGTGCGCGATGGTCTTCACCGGCGTCGTCACCTTCGCCGCGGCGAGTGCACTCTCCGGCTTGTAGCCGCCGCCCGCAGCGTTGACGAGCGCACCGGCACTGCCGGGCGCGGTTGGTGCTGCCGCGGTGGTGGCCTCGGCCACGGGTGCGGCGGCGTTCGTCACGGAGGTGACGCGCACGTACTCGACCGTGTCCGAGGTGGTCGTGCCGGACGTGACGACGTCGCGCAGCCGCAGGGGGCGCTGGAACGCGTCGAGTCCGACCTGAAGGCCGATCTGGTCGTTGGTGACCCACGCGCCTGCGGAGGTGTCGGAGCCGCCGGTGACCAGGCTCTTGAACCCGGCCATGCCGGACTGCACGCGCTGCTTCTGCCCGAAGGTGCCGTTCGGTGCCTGCTCGACGAGGGCCTTGTACTCCGGGGAGTCGACGAAGGCCTCGCCGATGGTCTTGCGGTCCGGCAGCTCGAACCCGGACGCGGTGCGCCGCTTGCCGTCGTTGTCGGTCTTGGCGTTCAGGGCGATGTCGTCGCCGAGGTCCGCGAGCGCCCTACGCAGCTCGTCGTTCCCCTTGCGCTTCTCGATCTCGGCCTTCGCCTCGGTGGCCTTGGCCATGTGCTCGCGAAGGGCCGTCGACTCCTCCTCAGTGAAGGGACGGCCGTCCTCATCCTCGGCCTTCTTGGCGATGGCACGCGCCTCAGTGAGGTGGTGCTTCATCTGCCCGGCGAGGTCTTCCATCGTCAGGATGGGCATGGGGTATCTCCTCAGTCCGTGAGCGAGGCCTCCAGCTCCAGGAGCTGGAGGTCGGTGCGCAGACGGGCAGAGGCGGCACCGGCCTTGGCGGCAGCGTCGTCTTCCGACGCGGCTTCGCGGGGGCCCGGCGTGGTCTCGTCCTCGGTACTGCTGGGGTTGTCGGTCGTGCTGCTCTCGCGCGCGGCGAGAGCCTTGGCGACGGCGGCCGCGACGCGAGCGTCGAGGTCGTCATCGGAAGCGGGCTGTCCCTTGGCGGGCGGGGCGTCCTCGGCGGCGGACGGCTCGTTGCCGCCGGCGGCCGGGGCGCCCGGGCGGCCGGGCTGCTCGCTGGTCTTGCGGTTCTTCTCCGGGTCGGCACTCTGGAGTACCTCGCCGATCGACTCGTAGGCGGACGTGAGCTTGTCGACGTTCTGCGCCGACAGGACTCGTCCCGCCTTGACCCCGCGTACGAGGCCGGAGGCCTTCGCCGCGAGGAGCTCGGTTTCCTGGTTCGCGCCCACCAGGCAGGGCCCAACCTCGTGCAGGCTGAGCTTCCTGAGTTCCCAGTAGCCGCCGTACTTGTGGTTGTCGTCGCGGACGTACGCCTCCTCGTCGACGTCGTACGCGAAGCTGAACTGCGTGACCCTGCGGCCCTTCAGCAGCCGCGACACCTGCGCGGCCGTGGGGTTCTCCTCCAGGTCGTCGATCTGCCCCGTGACCTCCAGACCGGCGAGCGTCTCCGTCGCCTTGACCACGTGGCCGATATGCGCGAACGGATCACCCCACGCATGGCTCCAGATGACGGGGATGCTGTCGCCCTTCGCCGCCCATGCCGCCAGCGTCTCCGTGAATGCACCCGCGCGGACCACATCGCCCACGCTGTCCTCGTTGTCGAACACGGACACCAGGGCCGTGAACTGCCCGACCGCCAGGCCATCGTCAGGGCCGGCCGCCTTCACGCGGGCGGCGAAGTCCTTCGTACGCATGATCACTCCTCGCCGTAGGCGTAGGTCAGGTCGCAATTGCAGTTCGCGTTGTCCTTGGCGTCGCCGTAGGAGTCGCCCGGCCAGCGCAGCCCGTTCGAGAAGGTCTCGCCGAGCGCGACGGTCTCGCCGTCCATCCGCTTGTGCTCTGGTCGCGGCTTCGAGCCGGTACGCCACGTCTTACGCACCAGGCCCGACGCGGACGCCGCATCGTGCCCGCCGAACGAGCGCAACTCCGTGGCGGCTGTGGCCGCCCGTACCGCGGCCGCCGTGGCCCAAGCCGAGGCCGCCGAGCCGAGCTGCTCACGCCAGTCCTCGCCACCGGCCGCCTGCACCTCGGCCACAGCGGTACGCCCCGCCTCCTCGTGCAGCTCGGCGTGCGCCTCAGCCGCCGCAAGGCACCAGGCCAGCATCACCTCCGGCGACCAGCCCTCAGCATCCGGGTTGTACTCGTCGAGGACCTCCCACGCCCCGACCTGCGCCAGCCGGTAGCCGTGCTCCGCGAGCAGAGCGGAGAGCTGAGCGAGACGGTCCTCGCTGCCCTGTGCCCATGCCTCCAGCAGGTCCGGCATGCCGTCAGCCTTCGCGCCGACGGCGGACAGCAGCCGGTCCGCCTGCCGCTCAGTGAACACCACGAGCGCGGCCGCCAGGGCGTCACGCTCCTCGTCCGCGTCGCCGAGCTCGTCGGGCCGAGCGCTCTTCCGCCCGGCCCGACGGCGCCGAGCCTTGGCGACGTCGCCCGGCTCCGGCGCGGTGTCCCGAGGCGAAGCGAGCCCGCCAGCCGTCACGTTCATCGGCGTGATCAGCTCGTCGCCGCCCTCGACCGCAGGCAGATTGTTCCTCGCCCGGATCTCGTTGCGCGTCATCCAGGGCCCGCCCGTCGCCGTGCTCGCCGCCGCAGCCTGCTCCTCGAAGGAGCCGCGCATCTTCGCCTGGATGTTGAACTCCGCATACACGCCGCTGTTGTCACCGGGCAGGTCGGGCAGGATCTGCGCCGCGATCTCCTGCTCCAACATCACCAGCCACGGCCCGAGCGTGTCCTGGTACAGATGCTGGTGCTGTTCCCTGATGTTGCTGAAGGTGGCGTGGTCGAGGATGCCGACCAGCGGCGGGGGGATGAAGAACGCCGCCGCGACCTCCTCCCGCGTCAGCTTCCGCGCCTCGACGTACTGCGCCTGCTGCGGATTGATCGACACCGGGTTGTACTGCATGCCGTCTTCGAGGATCGCCGTGCCGCCCTCGGCGCCGCCACCCTGCGCGAACGTCCGCCACATCTCCCTGAACCTGCGGCGCTCATCCGCGTTCCACTCGGCATCGGGAGGGCGCGTGATCACACCCGTCATCCGCGCGCCGCTCTTCCACATCGCCGCGCGCTGCTTCGCTGACTCCCGTTCCTCCAGCAGGAGATCCCGCAGCGCCTCCATCGGCGAGCAGCCGTGGGTGAGCGTCTCGGGCTGGTAGCCGTGGATGTGCACCACGTCCTCGACGGGGAAGTCCCGGCCGCCCGCAGTCTCGTAGTACTCCGGGGCGATCCAGTTCCCGCCGTACGGGCGGATCAGCGACGGCGGCACGGGCAGCAGCCGCAGCACCCCGTCCAACCGCAACTTGATCAGGTACGCGTTGTCGTAGGTCGCCACATCAGACACGAGCCTCTCGACGAGCCGGTACGACGTCAGCCGCGGCAGAGGAGCGCCGAGCAGCTGAGCCAGCGGATGATCCGCCAGCCGCTCCCTGTCGGTGTCCGAGATACGGCGGAAGACGTGGATGCCGAGCTGCGCGATGTTCCGGGCGAGGAACCCCACGACCGTGCGCACCTGGGGCTGAGTACGCCAGATCGTGGCGTACTCCCACGGCGCGGCCGGCGCGGGCAGCGCCGCGTACCCGGGCATCACTCCGGCGCCGGTCGTCGCGAGCTGCCCGGAGGAGACGACGAACGCCACCGTCAGCCACCCCCGCTCGCGAGCACCTGCGTGAACTCAACCTGCGACCGCTCGATGACGACCTCGCCGTCCACCCGCTGCGGCTCCCGCCCGGCCTCCAGCAACTCCGCGTCCCGCAGCACCAACAGCGGCCCCCGCTGCGCCCACAGCACCCCGCGGAACGCCCGCTCCTTCTGGTTGACCACGACCCGCTTACGGACCGCCGTACGCCGCCACGCGAACACCGCGACCTCCCAAGTCCGGCCGCGTCACACGACCATGATTTCTTCGTCGCCCGAGTAGGCCGACCGCTTCTTCCTCGGCCGCGCGAGCAGCTCCGACATCGCTGTGGCCAGTGCCGACACGCCATCGATCTTGTCGCCGCTCGACGCCTTGTCGGGCTTCACGTTGCCCGCGGGGTCCATCGCCACAGCCAAGTTGTCCACGCACCACCTGGTCACCGGATTGCCGCCGTGCCGCAGCATCGGTGCCTCCGCCGTGCCCGCCCTCACCAGCCGCTGCACGGCCTTCATCGCGGGGTTCATCGTCAAGTAGCCCTGCCGCACCTTGACCAGCGGCGCCCGCTCGGCCGTGAGCATCGTGGTGAGCTGAGAGGCATTCCACGGGTCGTACCCCAGGGACTTGACCTTGAAGGTGTCGCGGTCCTTCCGTACCTGCTCGACGATCCACTCGTAGTCCGCGACGTTGCCGGGAGTGAGCGTCAGCCAGCCCTCGCGCACCCAGACGGAGGCGTGTCCGGCAGTGCGCTTGTCCAGCGCCGCCAAGTTCTCCTCCGGAGTCCAGAACCGCCAGATGGCGTCGACCGCGCCGTCCCCGGCCCCGTCCCGGTCATCGGGGAAGAGCCAGCACAGCGCGCACAGGTCGCTCGTGCTGGCAAGGTCCAGACCGCCCCACGTCTCCCGCCCGACAAGCCGCTGCTCGTCGACCAGGCCGGCGTTCGTGTCCCAGTCCGGCAGCGTGATGAACCGCGTCTCCTGCTTCGTCCTCAGCCCGAGATGCAGCCGCTGGAACTTCGCCAGGTCGGCCGGAGACTGCTTCGCTTCATCCGACCGCGCCCGCATGTACGCCCTCGTGGGGGAGACGCCGTACCCCGGATTCGCCTTCGCCCACGTCGACTCGGCATGCGGGTCATCTTCCTTCTCCGCTGCCCAAACCACGCCGTAGACAGTCGGCGCCGTGAACACCCGCCGCGCGAGCTGCTCGACCCGGCCACGCTTCCGGTCGTAGATCGACTCCCGCTTCCCGGAGTCCGCCGTCGTGATGATGACCATGAGGGGCTGCGTCCGGGAACCGGTGCCGGTCTCGATCGTCTCGACCAACTCCGGGTCCTTGTGGACGTGCAGCTCGTCGATGATCGCCGCGTGCAGGTTCGCACCATGCTGGGCATCCGCCACCGACGAGACGACCTCGAAGTACGAGCCGCTCTTCGGGTGCAGGATCTTCCCGCGGAGCGGCTTGACGTGCCCCTTCAGAGCAGGCGCGCGCTCGGCGAGCTGCCGGATCGGTTGGAACACGAACCCGGCCTGCCGCGTGCTGGTGGCCGCCGCGACGACCTGCGCGCCCTGCTCGCCGTCGGCCGCCGTCATGTAGATCGCGATGCCGCCGGAGAGGGTGGACTTGCCGTTCTTGCGAGGCACGTCCACGTACAGCTCGCGAACCACACGGACGTACGCGTCAGCGTCCGCCTCCCAGTACACCCAGCCGAAGATGGGCGCCAGCACGTACGCGACCTGCCAGGGGTCCGGCACCAGCGGCCGGCCCGCCCACTGCCCCTGCGTGTGCCGCAGCTTCGAGAACGCGCTGATGACCTTGTCCACGCGCTCGGGATCGAACACCGCGCCGGGCGCCTCACCAGGCGAAGGTGTCTGGATCAGCGGCGGACAGTCCGGCAGCGGGATACCCCGCTCGGCCAGGTACCAGGCAATCTCAGGGCTGAGCTTCAGCCGCTCCAGCTCAGCGTCGTCGAGGAGGGCCCGGGGAGTCGGCTCAGGCGAACGGGTTCTCGTCCTCGTTGCCATCGTCGGCCCCTCTCGCCAGGGCCTGCTCCGTGCTCGGGGTCAGGCCGAAGTGTGCCGCCCAGGCGCGGACCTCCTTCCCCGCGTTCCGGGCGATCGCCACCGCGGGGTGTGCGAGCGTGCCCTGCGCCGCCTGGATCGTCAGACCCTCGCGCTGCACCGTCTCCGTCGCGTCCCGAAACGTCGCCCACGCCTCGCAGTACGCCGCCAGCGCCGAGCGGTCGCCTTCCTTCACCAGGTCCAGCCGGGCCAACTCCGGCAGCACCCGCGCCCACTCCGCGGCCGCCTCGTCACTCAGCCACTCCGGCGGCTCCGGTGGCAGCCGCTTGAAGGCCGGGCCAGCGTTCACCGGCCGGCCGCCACTGTCCTTGCCGTTGCCGCGCCCCTTGATCAACTTGAGGGCGGCGGGCTGAGCGGTCCTCCCCATGGCCGGGACCCCCTATCAGCGTTCTGAGATGGCGTGCGCCGAGTTGACCGCGCCGGGCCCTCTGTGATCTTGGCCAGCGATTTCGACTCCCCTACCCCCCAGAGGGGGGAGTGGCCCGTCGGAGGGGTCGCCGGAGGTGAAATTTCGCTGTTCAGACCCCGTTTTTTGGTCTCTGGAGAGCCCAAATTCGCGTCGTGCAGGTCGGATTTTGGTGCTCCCTGACGGCCGTGTGGGGGGTCTTCTGGGCCCCCAGGGGTGTCCGGAGGGGCGTCGTGGGCCGTGTGCGGCGGTCATGAGGGGTGTCCCGTGAGTCCTGCACGTCGTACGCGGGCTCGGTCGGCTCCTCGGAGTGCCTCGGCCCGGCTCTTGATCGTGTCGCACGAGGGGCAGAGGAGGCCGAGGTTGTCGAGGTCGGTGGGCGAGCCGCCTTCGCTGATGGGGATGACGTGGTCGAGGACGAACGGGTCGTCGTCGGGTCCTGTGTCGCCTTGGTCGGCTCCGCATCGGTAGCAGCATCCGTGATCGCGTGCGGTGACCTTGCGCTTGAGGGTGGCCCATCGTCCTGAGCTGATCCCGTATCTGGCTGCCTTGTCGTCTCGTCCTGCCCATGGTGTGCGCTGGTGTGCGTCGCATCGGCCCTTGGTCGTGGCGTACTCGTGGCACTCGGGGTCGGTGCATCGGGTGGGTGGGGCGGTGGGCATGGGGGCTACCCCTGGTAGGGGTACCGGTAGGGGGCTACGAGGGGGAGGGGGTCCCGGAGGGCGTGGGCTCGCTCGTGCATGTCGCGTACGACTTGGGTCATGGCGTCTCGGTCGAGGTGGGGGACGAGGCGCACGTGCGTGACGCCCGCGCATGGGGTGTCGTCGTCCTCCAGATCGGTTGCGAGGGTGGGCCCGTCGTCCTCTCGGTGGAGGTGGTGGGCGGCGTCGCGTACGAGGTCGTCGGTCAGGCCGATGGGGATGCCCTCGCTGTCGAGTTCCTTGCGGTAGGCGGCGAGGCGCTGGGCTGTGGTGAGTTCGGACATGGGTGAGCCTCCGATCCGGTCGGGTCAGCGGTACCAGCTGGCCGTGGCACCGTGGAGCCAGTGCCCTTCGGGCTGGTCGGCGGTGAGGGCGTCGAGACTGATGGCGACGGTGCAGATGTTCGGATGGTCTGGGTGGTGGACGACGACGAAGCCGTCAGCGAACTTGGCGCCCTCGTAGGTGCGTCCGTCGGCGAGCTTCAGGCGGAATGGCTTGGCTGCAGGCATGGGGGTGAGCCTCCTGGCATGCGAAAGCCCGGCCGCAGTACGTTGCAGCCGGGCTCGTCGTACGGATCAGCCCTTGCAGAAACCCGTCGCCTTGAGCGCTTCGTTGATCTTCGCGCCCTGCTCTTCCGTCGTCGTGACGTCCTTGTACGTGAAGCGCTGAGACGCGAGCCAGTCGAGGCGCTTCGCCTTGCCATTGATCGCCATGCACTGGTTGCGTGAGGCGTCGACGGCCTTGTCCTCGTAGCGGACGACGTCCGGGGCGGCGGCCTGGAGGGCCCGGATGAGCTTGGCCTGCTCGGCGGCGTCGGGCTTCGGTGGCAGGCCGGCTGATCGTGCGGCTTCGTCCTTCTGCTTCTGCGTCAGTTCGGGAGCAGTGGGGCTCGGCTTGGTCTGCGGTTCGCTGTCGGCTTTGTCGTCGCCGGATGAGCAGGCGGTGAGGGCGAGAGCTGCCGAGAGCAGTAGTGCGGCGGTGGTGCGGTGGTTCATGGTCCCCCCAGGGGTGTCTGTGCTGAGGGGGGCCATCATGCCGTGTCGTGTGGGTGGGGATATGCGGAAGCCCCGCGCTGTGGCGGGGCTGTTGTGTCCGGGCACGCCGGACGTGGGGCCCATTGTGGGGCGTGATCGTCGGGATCGCAACTACTCGTATTTCGAGATGCCATCGAGCATCTTGTTCTTGTCGAACTTCCCGTCCTTGTCCGTCCAGCCGAGGCCGTCGATGGCTTTGGCCATGAGCAGCGCCTTGTAGTCGTCTTCCGCGAGCGGCTCGCACGCCTCCGGTCGGCTCTGGCCCTTCTTGGACTTCTTCTCCACAGCGTCGGCTGCGTCCTTGGCCAGGCTTGCGTGCCCCGCACGGACCATGCCGGCGAGCGTGTCGTCGAGAGCGTCGGTCCGCTTCTCCGCCTCGCTGACGGTGGGCGTGTCCGCGGAGTCGCCGCCGGTCCGCTTTGTGAGCGCCGTGGCGCAGTCCCTGGCGTTCTCGTCTGCGGACTTTGAGCAGCTGACCGTGGCCGCGGCGAGCAGCAGGCAGGTGGTGAGCAGCGTGACGGTGGTGTGGCGCATGGTTCCCCCAGGGCGTGTGTGAGGTGCGGATCGTAGCGAGATGGGGCGTCGGCGCGGGCGGGAACCGGCGAAGCCCCGCCGTGACGGGGGTGCACGGCGGGGCCTCTCTTCAGAGTGTTACCGCTTCGGGGTCAGTGGTGGGTCTTGTGGTGGCGGATGGTCTCGGCGGGGTCGTAGACGATCGCCCCGCCGTGCCCGATGGCCTTGACACGCAACCCCTCTCCGGCCCCCTCCTCGCGTCTGTCGTCGTCGTTGTCGTCGGCGCGCTGACCTGCACCGACGACACCGGGAGAGGGGTCGAGAGGGGGCAGGGACGGGGCCTCGTCCCAGCGCAGCCCCGCCGACGCCGAACGCCCGGCCATGCGCACGTCCTTGACAGGCCACCCCAGCCCGGCGGCGGCGGCGCGCACCGCGTCGGTGGTCGTACCGAGGTGCTCGGCGAGAGGGCGTAGCTGGGCGTGCGGGGTGCCGACGTCTCGGACCGCGGCGACGAGCGCGACGGACGAGACAGGCGGCGGCCCGGCCGGGGGCTGCTCGGTGGTGCTCGTCGCGGAGGTCGGCGGCTGCTCGGCCTCCGGCTCGGGCTCCTCGGCGGCCGCGGCGGCGGCGGGCGCCTTCGGCTTCCAGTTGGGGTGCCCAGCCCGGTAGGCGGCGATGAGCCACAGCAGTGCGGCGGGCCACAGCATCCACGACCAGGCGCCGGACTCGATGCGCCGGTAGATGCCGCCCGCGACGCCCAAGACGATCTTGCGGAGCAGCATGTACGCGAGCACCAAGAGGGCTACCTTCAGCCACCGCGAGAGGCCGCTCGACGAGCTGAGCCAGCCCCGGATGCGCGCGTACAGGGCTCGCGCGCGGGCGACGAGGCGGCGGGAGAGGTGCACGGCCAGGCGCTGCGATCCGATGCAGATGCGTCCGGCGGCGGCGCGCAGCCACTGCACGGTGGTGGGGGCGCTCATGCCAGCGTCCCGACGTCTGCAGTCCTCACGACGTCGAAGAGTTGTCGGCCTGCGTCGTTGGCGCCGCCGATGACGGTTTGCGCGACGATCGCGGCGGTGCCGGTGCTGATGCACAGCATGACCCCGATGAACACGCCCTTCATCCACTTGCCCTTGGGCAGCTTGGGCACCTTCTTGCGCACGAGCCACAAGGAGATGGTCAAGGCGGTGACCAGGACGGCGCCGTAGCCGTCCAGCCGAGGCGCGGCGGCCTGCGCGAAGGCGGTGCCGTCCTGCCCGGTGAGGAAGCTCATGGCGAACCCGCCGCCGCCGTTGCCGCCCCAGCGGAGGATGCCGCCGAGCTGGCCGAGGAACCCTGCAGGGCAGCCGATCATGAGGATGCCGAAGACGATGCCGAACGCAAGCGGGATCAAGGCTTTGGGGTCGCGGGAGGGGCCGGTCGCTGCGGCCGGGGCGCCCTTCTTGCCGCCGCCCCCGCCCCCTCCGCCCCCGCCCTTCCACCACTGCCAGAGTTCGGCGCCGAGGAGGCCGAGCGCGAGGGCGAAACCCGCGGTCGTGATCGTGCCGGTGGTGAACTGGTTCATGGCGCGTGCACTCCGGTCATCCAGTAGACGGTGGTGGCGATGGGCAGGGTGAGGGCGGTGGCGAGGATGGCGGCCCACAGCAGGACGCGGGCCAGGGCGGCGCGCCATTTCGGGGCCCACAGGTCGGGGTGCGCGGCCTCGGCCTCAATGCGGCGGGCGTTGTCGAGGAACCCCAGGACGACGAGGGGGATGAGGGCCATGACCCAGGCGCCGGCGAGGCCCTGCTCGTCGCGGATGGAGTCCAGGACCCATGCCCACGGCCCGCAGATGATGAGGCCGATCAGGGCGCACGCGGCGTTGTAGGCGATGCGGATGCGCTGGTACCAGCGGGGTTCGGGCTCCGGCTCGACCGGGGTCCACGGCTCGACGGTGACGTGCACGTGGACGTCGACCGGCGCGGGCGGCGGGGGTGGAGGCGGTGCGGCAGGCCGCGGCGTGGGCCAAGGCGGGGGCGGGGGCCCGACCGGGGGGCGCGGAGGCGGTGCGGGAGGAGGGGGACCCGGGAGCGGCTGGCCCGCGGGGATGATCCGGGTCGGGGTGATCGGTCGTTTGCTGGTCATGAGAGGGCCTCGGCGAGCTGGTGGAGGGCGGCGAGGAGGAAGCAGGCCGCGGCGATGCCGACCGCTGCCGCGCGGACGATCGCGACGAGCCATGAGGGCTCGCGGCCGTCGAGGGTGGCGATGCCGATGCCTGCGGCGAGGCCGACGGTGGCGAGGCAGACGAGGGCGAGGATCAGCCCTCCGACGGCGGTCATGACGTGGTCCTCTCGGCAAGGGCGTCGCGTACCTGCTCGGCGCGTGGCTGGCCGACGCGGAGCCCGGCTTTCAGGGCGCGGATTGAGATGGGGCGGCCGTCGTGGGTACGCCTGTACTCGGCGTCGAGTACGCGGGCGCGAGCGAGGAGTTCCGCAGGTACGGCCGTGCTGCCGGGCGCGCGCGAGGCGCTCTCGTGCTCCCCTCGGGCCCGACGCTGGATGAACGCGAGGGGGTCCTCGCTCGGCTCGTGCACCGGCTCGTCGGGTACGCGGGCGTGTACCTGGGTGCGGGTGCGGTCGGCGGCGAGTACGGGTTCGGGTGCGCGTACCTCGGGGTGTACCTCGGGCATGTCCGCGAGGTCGAGGTCGAGCGTCCCGGCAGGTGAGGGCGCGGGTACGGCGTCGGGTACGGGCTCGGGTACGGGGCTCAGCTCGGGCCGATCGGGGGCGGACGGGTCGATGACCGGGCCCGCTCCCCACTGGCCCGCGCGCAGGGCGAGACCGGCCTGCGCCTCGGTGACGGGTACGCCGTACTCGGTGCACAGCGTGGCCAGCTCGGCGGGTCCGGCGGCCGGGTGCGCGCGGTGCACGCAGCGGATCGCCTCGATCGGGTCCATGCGCCGCAGCTGCTCGCCGGTCACGCCGAGCGGGGTACGCGGGTACGCCTCGGGTACGGGCGGCTGTACCCACGGGGAGACGACGGGTACGGTCCGCAGCTCTCCCGCGCTGCGCCGCCCGGCGAGCTGCTGCATCAGCGTGTGACGCTGCTCGCCGTTGGTCGCCGCGCCGGAGCGGGCGAGGGCGGCGGCGAGCCGGGCCCTGCCCCACGGGCCGAGCCAGCGGCGCGCGCCGAGACGTACGGCGCGCGCGGTCGCCCGGTCGCGGGTGATCTGCTCCGCGGTACGGTTCCGCGTGGCCATGCCCAGGCGGGATAGCAGCCGCTCGCGGAGCTCCCGGCCGATCATCGCGGGCAGCCCGGTGGACAGGGCCTCGGGGCGGACGACGCGGATCTCCAGTCCCATGGCGAGGTGCCAGAGCAGGCCGGCCATGACGGGGCCGATGACGGCGCGGACGGTGCCGCCGATGGGGCCGCTCTCGGCGTAGCAGGGGATGACGAGGACGCCGGTGATGACCCACATGAGGACGCCGGGCACGCCCGGTGTGCCCGCCTGATCGTCGGTGGTGGTGGCCTTCTTGTTGGCGCGGGCCATGACGGCGCAGGCGAGGAGGGCGAGCTCGGCGGCGGCGAACATCACCAGGCGCTCGGTGAGGGCCGTCATGTCGAGGTGGTGCTCGGCGAACCGCCAGCTCGCGTCGGCGGAGTACGTGGTGCAGACGAGGGCCCCGGCGGCGGCGACGAGTACGGCCGCGGGCGGGAAGCGCACCGCGCGGATGGCGAGTATGCCTCCCCACGTGGTGAGGGCGGTGGTGGCGAGTGTGGCCGTGGCCAGGATGGCGGCCGGCCAGGGGTTGGCGACCGCCCACGTGGTGAGCTGGTCCGGTGTCACGGTGGCGTCTCCGGTGGGGGTGTGAGGGCCGGGCCCCGCGGCCGGGGGTTGGGCGCGGGGCCCGGCGGTCGGGGCGGGTCAGCGGGCGGAGCGGTACCAGCCGCCTCGGCGGTCTTGGGCGCGGTCGCGGTCTTCCCACGCCTGGCCCTGGCGGTCGGCGCGGCGGGCGCCGCTGGTCTTGTGGCGGCGGAAGCGCCCGGCGTCGCCCGTGACGCTGGTCGCGGCGGTGGGGTAGTCGCGGGTGGGCTGCTCGCGGCGGCGGAAGAGGCCCATCAGACGGCCTCGTTCCCGTGCACGCGGTCCTCGTGGGACAGCTCCTCGCGGTGGGCCTGCGCGGCGGCGTAGTCCTCGGCGGCGCGGTTGAGGAGTTCAGTGGCGTCGGCCTGGGGGTCGGTGTCGACGGGCTCGCTCATGCGGTCACCGCCGGACGGGGCAGGGTGCGGGCGGCGTAGGCCGAGAGCAGGGCCGCCTCAGCGTCGCGGTCGACGCCGTTCGACCACCAGGCTTCCGGCTTCTGGCTTCGAACTGCGGCGCGGTGTTGCGTGATGCCGACGGCCTGCTCCAACGCCTCGACCCGGCGGCCGTGCGACTCGCGGGCGGGCTTGCCAGCGCGGGTGACGCAGCGGGCGCCTACAGGGACACGGCAGGCCGGGCAGATGACGGTGGCGACGAGGTCATCGAGGGTGCGGGGCTCGGCCGTGGGGCTGGGCTGCGGGGTGGACTGATCGGTACGCTCCATGGCGGACCTGCTCCTTCTCGCGTTGTGGGTGGGTCCGCCCCGGCCCACCGTGGAGCTGCAACTCCGGGCCGGGGCTTACTTGTTGCTCAGCGCGGGCTCTCACCCGGTGCTGTACGGTGACCATACACCAGTCGTGCGGTCACCATGCAGACGTCTGGTGAAGGCCCGCCGAATCAGGAAGGTGCGGGCGTGGCAGACGATGAGGAGGTGGAGCGAGTGCTCGACGCGCTTGACGCCGTAGAACGCATCGCCGACCCGGAAGCGCGGTCACGCGCGCAGGTCCAGATCACGGCAGCGACACGCGAGCGGGCCGCTCGGTGGACCGCGGAAAGGGCCGAGCTGGCGAACCAGATGAAGGCCGAGGGGGAGTCGGTCCGGGGGATCGCGAAGCGGCTGGGAGTGAAGCCGAGCACCGTTCAGGATCTGCTGCGCGGCTACAAGGGGTCGGGGAAGGACCGGCCGCGGGTCGAGCAGGAGGAGGCGTAGCGGTGGATGAGCTCGTGCAGTGGTACGGCGAGCAACTCGACGCGGACGAGCGGATCGCGGAGGCGGCGACGCCGGGCCCGTGGCGGGTCCGCGATGAGGGTGTGGTGGGTGATGACGGACAGCACTGGCCGGTCGCGTACACCGATTCGTACCGCGCCCGTGAGGACTGCCTCCACGTAGCCGCGCATGATCCGGCGCGGGTGCTGCGCGAGATCGACGTCAAGCGGCAGCTCGTGGCGCTGCATGCCGTGGACTACCGGGAGCGCCCGGATCGAGTACTCGGCGAGGTCGACGATCCCTTCTGCGCCGAGTGCGTAGGCGAGCGGTACCCGTGTACCACGCTGCGCCTGCTCGCGCTGCCCTACGCGGACCGGTCCGGGTGCCGCGAGGAATGGCGGCCGTAGCCGCGCGAATCCGGGCCCCTGCCTCGCGGGTCGAGGCGGGGGCTTCGTGCCGCCCGCTCTAAGATCCCGCCGTGGCTGACATCTCCGATGACCTGATCAAGCTGGAACGTTTCGCCGAAGAGGCGCGCGCACAGCTCGCCGGACTCGCCGACGAGGAGTACCGCGTGCAGTGGCGCAGGTGGGCCGACGCGGCCGAGGCGTTCCAGGCCGCCGTCACCGCGCACGCCGCGGCGACCGGGCAGGCGCGGCACGAGGTCGAGATGGCGGCGAAGAAGGCCGTCCGGCACGGTGACGAGGACCCCGTCGACTAGCCGTCGGCAGCGCGCCCACCGCTCGCTAGACTCGAACATGTGAACGACCGCGCTCCGCTTACCCGCCTCGACCTGCTGCGCTTCCTCGAACGCGTACAGCTCGGCGACCTGGAGCGCACCCGCACATGGATCGCCGACGAGGAACGGCGCCAGACCGAGCAACACCGCGGCGAGCAGGCCCGGCCGCCGGCCCCGGACTGGACGATCGAGCAGGGCCTCGACGGGCGGGCCGCGGTGTACGTCCATGCCGGCGGCTGCCACATGGCGGGCAAACGCTCCCGCGGCATACCCCGCGAGCAGGCGCGGCAGGCGCTGTACGAGCAGGTCGACGCGTGCCCGCACTGTCGGCCGGACAACGCGCTCGGCGTGCTGGAGTGACCAGCCCGGCGCACCATCGAGCTATGGCGAGCACACCTATAGTCGTTCACCCGCCGCTCGGCTCCGGCGGTCGGCGGGTCACTGCGGGCGGGAAGATCCTAGGCCTTGCCCACTCCGATCACGACGTGGTGGAGTTCCTGCGCCGGGCGGGACTGCCCGACGCGGAGGCGCTGCTCGACGATCCGTCTTGGCTCACGTGGCGGGGCGAGCGCGCGCACCAGTACGAGGCTGCATAGGGAGCTGTCATGGACGTTACGGGATCACGCTGGTGGCCATGTCCGAGGTGCAAGTCCGAGGACCCGGATCAGGTGACATGGGGGTTGGGCACACAGCGCACCACCGACGATGGACGACGGCAGGACGTCGTGCCTTTCGAGTGCGCAGCCTGCGGACAGTCCGGCACCGAGGTCGTCTCTACGCGGTAAGCGCTCGTCCTGCTGTCCGCGACGGCACGCAAGCGAAAGGCCCGCCGCGCCATGTAGGGAACGGCGGGCTGCGTGCTGCCCGGTCCGTCCGTCAGGCTGTGCGCCGCGCCACGAGACCGGCGACGAGTGCCTCACGGCTGAGACTGAAGATGTGACCGCAGGTGCTGAACGTCAGTGTGCGGCCTTCCGCCCAGTGCGTGATCTCGTAGGGCCGGGTTGCGCAAACCGGGCAGTGCGGCAGCGGCACGAGGTGCTGCTCGGAAGGGAACTGCCTCTGCTGTGCTTCGATGTCCGCGAAGAGGCGGGCGGCTCGCGCAGGGGGAAGAGGAATCATCGCGACGGTCCTTCTCTGTGGGAGCACACGTGTGCTCGGCGTACCGGCGCGGGTTGTTCAGCACGGTACTCCCACAAGAGGAGATCGTCTAGGCCGCGATCTCTTGGCTGTACGTCCAGACCTGCCCGCACCCAGTGCAGCGCGCTACCGGGGACGCGCCCGCCCCACCGTGCAAGGAGACCTGCCCGCCGCACGTCGGGCACGGGATCGCGAGGGCGGCCGTCCGCTCGCCGACGTCGAGGGCCTGCTCGACGTGCCAGGCCGCCGTGTGCGCGACGCCCGCGATGTGCTCGGCGTCGACCTCGCTGAGCGGCCGGAACGGGCCCGGTGCGCCCTGGACCCTGCCGAGGAGCCAGAGCGCGGTGTACGGGGCGTCGGGGCGGATGCCGGTCCACCGCCAGCGCCGCGGGTCCGCAGCATCATCCTGGGCGGCCTGCACGCGACGGGCATGGTCGTCCCAGGCGAGACGCTCGGCCCGGGTGCGGGCGTACGCGGCACGGCGCGGTGCCGGGGGCGCGATCGGGCGCCGCTGCACGCTCTCGGCGATTGCGTCGGCGCAATCCAGCAGGAGGGCGCGGACGATGCGCATGGTCTCGTGGATCGGCAGGCGGATCGGGATGGGCCGCTCGCCGAGCTGTGCGGGGTCCCGCTCCAAGATGCGCAGGGCGAGGGACCGGTGGCGTTCGGCTTCCAGGAGTTCGGCGTCGGCTTGGTCGAGGGCGCGGAGGTGGTCGCTCATGCGGCCGGCGGGGGGCCAGGTGGGGGTGCTGCGGGCTCCGAGGGCTTCGGTGAGGTCGGGCCAGTGGAGGATGACGGTGGAGAGGTTGGCGGTGGTGGTCATCGTGGGTGCTCCTGTGGTGCGTGGGGCGCGGTACGGTGATCGCACCTGGGGGCGTGCCCGCTGTCATGGCGGACGAGGGCGCGCCCCTTCGTTGTGCTCAGTGCTGCTCGGCGGGCTCGGTCGCTTCGGTCGCTGCCGGGCCGGGCACGTCGTCGACCTTGGCGCGGAGATCGCTGGCGATGGTCCTGTACAGCTTCTGGTCATCGACTCGGAGGGCGTTCTCGGCGAACTCTTCGAGCTGGGTGGCGACGCCGCGCACCCGGGCGATGGCGGCCTCGGCCCGGTCGGCGCGCGCGTACAGGGCGTCGAGGTCGTCGTCGGTGATCGTGTCGGCGGTGTGTCTCATGCGGCGCTGCTCCTCGGTGCGTTGCGGCAGGTGCCCTCGTGGTCGGTGCCGATGGATGTCCACCAGGTCTCGCAGCATGCGCTGGCGAGTGTGACGCGGACGATGCCTTCGACGGGGTCGTAGGGCGGTCGGACGGCGCGCTCGACTTGGACGGCCACAGCACGGAGCTGGTGGTCGATGTCGGTTTCGCGGATGGCGGCGGTGACGGCCATGACGGCTCCGGCCGTACACGAGATGGCGACCCAGGGCAGGCCGTGCCGGGCTTCTTGGACGGCGCTGTAGGCGAGGACGAGGGCGGCGGCGGTGTACATGGCGGTCATGGCGCGCGCGTAGGTGCTCACACATGCCCCTGCGGGTCGATCACGTCCGCGGCCCACGCCACGATGTCCGGCCTGGAGAGCGTCGACAGGCGCACCTCGTCCTTGCACGCGCGGAGCGTGCGGGCGAGGTGGCTGGCGTACGCATCGAGCGCCTCGACCATGGCCTCTTCGCTCACGTCCTCGTTACGCATGGCGAGCAGGACCTGGCGGGGGTTCGCGTCCAGTTCGCGTGCGCAGCATCGCCTGTCGCTCAGGTGGACATTGCGATCGGCGAAGGCGGAGACGATGGCGGGGTCGTCGAGGAAGTCCTCCAGGGACTCGTCTTCGGTGTCCCAGTCGCCGTCTTGCAGTTCGCGGATGAGGCCGCTGAGTACTGTCCGCTTCGTGTTGTCGTCGGCGTTGGCCTTCTGGAGCGCGGTGGCGACGGGGTCGAAGATGCGGCTTGCGCTGTTCCATCCCATGTCAGGTGTCCTTTCGGTGTGGGCTGAGTCGGGCTCGACGTGGCCGCAGGGGTGGGAGGTAGAGCCAGTGAGCGAGGGGGATGCCGGTGGTGGTGATGACGAGGAGGACGTAGGCGACGACGAGGATCACGACGGCCCTCCCTCGAAGAGGCCGAGCTGCCAGGCGCGGGCGACAGCATGCGCGGTGGTGCGGGCCCCGAGGAGCGCGTACAGGCTCTGCCGGTGGGTGGCGACGGTGTGGGCGGAGAGGCCCATCTCGGCGGCGGTTTCGTCGAGGGACAGACCGCGGGTGATCGCGTCGAGGGTGGCGGCCTGGCGCGGCGGCAGCACCCCGACGGGCCATCGGCGTTCGGGGCGGAGGCCGTCGAGGTAGCCGTGCTGGTAGGCGTAGTGGACGAGCTGCGGGGCGAGGTCGCCGGCGTGGATGCCGACGGAGCGGGCTGCCCGGCGTAGGCGCTGGGCGACGGTGCCGGGTGCGAGGTGGAGGTCGCGGCCGATGCGGGCGCGGTCGTGGCCGCGGGCGTATCCGGCGATGACCAGGATGTGGGCGCGGGTGAGGCAGAGCGTCGTCACAGGTAGCTCCCGGTGAGCGTGACGGTGCGGATGACCTTCCGGCGGGCGGCGAGGTTCTGGCCCCACAGGTCGGAGCCGAAGTAGTACCTGCGGTGGCGCGGGCGGCGGGGCCGGAGCGTGCAGTGGCAGGCAGTGGTCTCGGCGGTGGCGGGGATGAAGTGCCCGCGCGTGCAGCGGCGGGTCACGACTGACCGCCGGTCTGCTGCGCATCGTCGGCCAGGCGGCGCAGCTCGGCCTCAATGAGGCGGGCTCCTCGGACCGCACCGAGGAAGTCGGCGGAGTCGCGGGGCGTCCGGCGCAGGAAGCGCGCGGCTTCACGCCAGCCCTCGGCGGGTGTTCCGAACGGCTCCATGCCGCAGGCGTCACAGCTGCCGCACTGGTCCACGCAGACCAGCTCGGCTCCCTCGCGGTCTAGTTCGGCAAGCTCGGCAGCATCCGCGCTGGCCCGGTCGACGAGCGCGGGCAGGGCGGTCACGGCCTCCTGCAACTCGCTGATGTCCGCGCCGACGGTTTGCCCCCACGGGCCACGATCGGACTCGTCCAGCACGTCCTGGAATCCTCGGGCGTGGGCAGCGAGACGGTCGACGACCCGTCGGAGGCTGCGGAGGTCCCGGTCGGCGGGCGCAGACGGCGCGGCACGGTGCTCGGCCTCGAAGGAGAGCATCGAGTCGAGCAACTCGGCGACCGCGGGCGTCTCCTCGCTGGCGGTCAGATCAGCGGCGTGACTGTCCAGGGCGGACGCGGCTACCCAGGCACTGCGGCCGGGTGACTCACGCCAGCGGGCGGCGATGACGTCGGCGTGGTGGGCGAGGAGCGCGGCCAGCTGGTCGCGGGTGAGCGTGATGTGGTCGGCGGGCGGTGTGGTCATGGTGGTCTCCGGGGTGGTCGTGGTGGACTGGCCGGGGCCGGCCGCCGCAGGTTCGGGCCGCGGCGGCCGGCATCGGAGTCAGAGGTGCTTGGCGATCTCGCTGCCGACGCCTTCGACGAGGGCCCGGCGCATGTCGTCGGGCATGTCGGGCCGTACGGCGAAGTGCAGGCGGAACCAGGGGCCGTTATCGGTCTGGGCGCTGAGCTGTTCGGGCAGGGGTTCCAGGCCGTCGGCGCCGAGGTTGACGGCCCACTCGGACACGTCGGCCGCGCCCGTGATCAGGTCGTGGATCTTCTGCTGCGCTTCACCGAACGCGGTGTAGTCCTCGTCGTCTCCGGTCTCATCCGGAGTGACGAGGAGGTCCTTCCAGGTGCGGGCGCTGCCGTCCTCGGTCGTCTCGACAGAGGGCACCCAGGCGTCTCCCATCTGCTCGCCGACGCCCATGAAGTCGGGGTCCTCGGCAAGCGTGGCGTGCTGGCGGGCGGCTTCGGCGCGGAGGTCGGCGTCGGTGTACGGCGTCTCGGTCATGGTCATCTCCAGGTGGGGTGTGGTGTGCTGGGTGGTGCGCCCGCCCGTGGCTCCAACACGGGCGGGCGTCCTGCTGCTCACTGGCCGGCGGGCTCGTCGTCGAACGGCTCCAGCAAGGCGTAGGCCGCCTGCCGATCGCCATGCAGGTACTCGACGGCGTACTCGCCGATCCGGTCCCGGCGCAGCCAGCCGCGTTGGTCGGCGACCCAGCCCTTGTCGTCCCAGTGGCCGTCGCCGCAGGAGAGGTCACTGCTGCCGTTCAGGTCGGCGCGGTTCAGGCGGGAGGGCGGGAAGCCGTAGGCGAGGGCGGTCTGGCGGGACCACACGCCGGTGGGGCCGTCGGCGATGGTCGACCAGCCGACGTACTGGTCGCGGTCCTTCGCGGTCTTGACGATCAGGCAGCGCAGCCGCGGGTTGTGGCTGGCCTTCTCCTCGGCGAGCTCGTCGCGCAGGCGGCGGACCTCGACGACCAGCGTGGGCACGTCCTCGCGGGCGTGGGCGATGAACGCGGCGTTCGCTGCCATCTGCTCGGGGGCCCGCTGCTCGTCGTACTCCTCGTGGTCCGGGTCGTCCCAGTAGTTCTCGTCCTCAAGCTGCGCGATCTTCTGGCGGTACGAGTACGAGGCACGGCTGGTCATCTGGAGGTCGGCGGCCACGTCGGCGTAGGTGTCGCCGTCGTAGAAGCCCCACGGGCCCTTGGTGGCGGCGTTGGCGCGGGTTTCGATGTCGGTGAGCTGCTGCTCGGTGAGGTGGTCGGGCATGTGCTGCTCCTGGTGGTGTGGGGTCGGGCGGTGGTCAGTTGGCCATCGCGCGGCGCTCGTACGCGTCGCAGCCGCACTTGCAGGTGTGGGAGAGCCCGCAGGGGCAGGCGTCGCAGCAGTAGTGCTCCCGGCATTCGGTGCAGCGGGAGCCGTTGCAGTCCTCGCAGGTGTCCATGACGGGGCCTTTCGTGGTCAGGCGCAGATGACGCAGCGGTGGTCGGCGATCTCGGTGTCCTGGCAGAAGTCGGTGCAGCTGCGGCAGTACGGGGTGTCGCGGTACTGCGCGCGGCCGTCGAACCGGTGGTCGGCGGGGTCGAACGGAGTCCGGCACTTCCGGCAGGCCGGCCGCATCGCGTCGAGCAGCACGGCATCCGGCTTCCAAAAGCCGAGCGCGCCCGACTTCGCCACCGCTCGGTCGAGTGGCCTGATATCGGCCAGCTCCCAGTGCCACTGACCCGGGAGGCCCCACGGGGGGCAGCAGCCGTCGGCCGCCTCGTGGCAGTCGGCGAGCCGCGCCGTGGCGATGACCGCGCACAGGGCGAGGGACGTAGGCGGGGGCGGGGCGATGCTGCTCGGGAGGTAGGTGCGGGCGTCCCAGAAGTTCGAGCGCCCACCGAGCTCGTCAAGCCGGATCGCCGCGTCTCGGCTGTGGCGAACGATCGACACGGAGTCATCGACTCCGCGGCCGGCGTGGATGAGCAGGGTGCCGCGGTAGTTGGTGCGCCGGGTGCGGTTCTCGGTGGTCTTGAAGCCCTCAGCGATGGCGAAGGCCCACGGTTGTTTGATGGTGAGGCCGCGTGTCGGGGTGTCGGTCATGGGGTGATCTCCGTTGGTCTCGGGTTCTGTTGGGCTGGTCGCGCGGTGTTGATCGTTTGTGTGGTCGCGCGTGGCTGGCTCTAACCGGATGCGCGCGCTCAGGACAGGTCGGGGATGCAGAGCCATCCGGGGGCTTCGAGGTCGGGGATGTCGCTGTAGCCGAGGGCGTGTACGGCGTTGGCGAGTTGGAGGTTCCAGTTCGCGCGCTGCTCGGGGGTAGTGGTGCTGGCGCGGCCGTACTGGCCGAGGGGGATCTCGTCGGACTTGGTGACGAGGAAGAGACGGTCGTGGTCGTAGTCGCCGGCGGAGAGGTGGCCGACGTCGGGGCAGCGCTGCTTGTGCTTCTTCAGTTCCTTGTCGAGGCGCTCGCTCTCTGCCCAGGCGGCGGCTTGGTTGTCCACGGGGATGTGGATGCCGTAGGCGAAGTAGGCGGAGTGGTAGTAGCCCATGGGGTTCTCCTTTGCTCAGGCGGCGTCGTGTGGCATGTCGGGGTGGCTGCCGGTGGTGGGGTCGCAGCCGAGGTGTGTGTCGTATCCGCGGTTGGCCCAGTCGGTGTTCATGGGGCGGTCGCAGATGGTGCAGAGGGGTTTTGCTGGGGCTGCTGGTTCCGGCGTTCCCTCTCCGTTCCCCCTCTTCGAGGGGGGAACGGTCGGAACGGGGGGCGTTCCTGACGTTTCCGCGGGCGTTCCGGGAAACGTCTGACCTGGGGTTTCTTCGGTTCCGGGGAGCGTTCCGGGAAACGTTTCCGGGAAACGTGGGTCGGAACGGCCTGCGGAACGCTTTCCGGAAACGTCGATACCGGACTTATTGGACCGGGCTTTCCGGTGCCGGACGGCTTCCGCGATCTTGTCGTTGGAGCCGGGGACCTGGAGCTCGGCGAGCTTCTGGCGGACAGCCCGGTTGCCCGTGTCGTTCGGGACGCCTGCGCGGTCGAGGGCGGCGACGATGTGCTCCACCGTGCCGGGGACAGCGTGATCGGTGTGGGTCTCGGTGTCGTAGGTCATGAGGACGTGGCGGGTGCAGCCGGGCCGGTATCGGTCACCGTCGCGCTGCGACTGCCGCAGCAGGACGAAGTTGTCGGGGCCGATGCCGGTGCGGGTGTGGGTGCGCTTGAGGACGACGGTGCCGCCGCCCTGCGCGCGGAGCTCCCAGACATGGTCGACGTCTTGGGTCTTGGCGGAGGAGCCGCGGGCGCCGCGCTCGTGGTCCTTGCCCATGTGGTCCAGGCGGACGGAGGCGATGCCCTGCCGCTTGAGTGGGAGGAGGGTGTGGCGGTAGAGGGCGAGCCAGGTGTCGGAGTCGTTCTCGGGGCCGCTGATGAAGCGGGAGACGGTGTCGAGGCAGACGAGTTGGGCTTCACACTCGGCGACCATGGCGAGGAGGTCCGCGCCGCCGCCTGCGGTGTCGAGGGGGCGGATGGGCGGGAAGCTGGCGTAGGACATGAGGCCCATGCGTCCGGGGCCCGCGCCGTAGGAGAGGAATCGTTCCTGGATGTCCTGGTGGCCGTTCTCGGCGTCCACGTACAGGAGCGGGACGGGCGTCTGCGGGCGGTCGTCGAGGAACGGTTGGCCGGTGGCCATGCGCCACAGCCACTCCTGGACGAAGAGACTCTTGCCGGCCTTGCCGTCGCCGACGATGGTGATCTGCTGGCCGGGAGCCAGGAGGCGGCCGGGCAGGAGCTGCACCGCGCCGAAATCCGTGCCGAAGAACGGGTCCCAGTCCAGGAGCGCGCTGGCGAGGTGGCTGGGGCCGTGGCCGGTGCTGGCGCGGAGCTGTTCGCGTTGGTGGTGGTCGTCGGTGAGCTTGTCGAGTTCCTCGCCGGTGGCGCCGCGGGCGATCTCGATGCGGATGCGGGTGGCGTGTTCGTCGTGGCGGCGGACGCGGGCCTTGTCGGCGATGCGCTCGGCGAAGGCCTGCGCCATGGGGCCGGGGATGTAGTCGGTGCCGAGGCGGTCGATGAGGGTGCCGCCGTCGACTTCGCGGAGCCGTCCCTGCTTCTCGATCTCGGCGCGGACGATGACGGGGTGGAGCTGGTGGTTCTCGGCGACGAGGCCGCCGACGACGTCCCAGATGAGGCGGATGGAGGGCTGGTAGATGTCGTCGCGGTCGAGGACTTGGGCGCATTCGAGGTAGGCGGTGCGGTCGTGCATGATGACGCCGCCGACGAGGTTCTCGGCCTCGGCATCGTGGGGTGATGTCCGGGTGAGGGCGTCGTCGTCCGCCTGGTCGCGCGGCAGGGGGCGGACGTTGTTCACGTGGCTCCTCAGAACAAGGTGGTGGGGTCGGGGGGACAGATGTGGTCGGTGACGTGGTCGTGGGGGCAGTCGGGCGGGTGCCAGGCGTCGAGCCAGACGAGGCGGCGGATGCCGAGCTGGTTGGTGCGCAGGCACCAGATGAGGCGGTTGGGCTCGCGGACGGCGTTCTGCTGCTCGGGGGTGAGGGGCGTGAGGTCGGCGGTGACGGTGAGGGCCGCGCGGTTGCCGACGAGCTGGCGGAGGGTGGGGGCCCGGCACGCGGGGCAGCGCCTTGCGGGGGAAGGAGCGCTGTCCCGCGGCCGGGCGGCCATCACGCGTCGCTGCCGACGAGGAGCCCCGAGCCGTGCTTCAGGACGTCGCGGGCGTTCTGGACGTCGGGGTCGAGCTCGCCGTCGAGGGTGCCGCCCTTGGTGCGCAGCCGGTACAGGCCGCGCTGGAGTTCGCGGAGCCGCTCGTCGGCGAAGTCGTTGTCGGCGACCTCGATGGCGACGATGCGGACCTTGACGGATGGGAACTTGTCCTCGTCGGGGCCGGGCTCGACGCGCTCGACGTGGGCGAGCTCGACGACGGCCATCCACCGGCCCTTGCGCTGCGTGAACATGTCGGTGGTGTGCGGGGCGAGGGCGTCCTTGACGTCTTCGAGGACCTTGCTGTCGAACTTGATGTCGGTCATGCGGTGTGCGCTCCTTGCTGGGTTGTGGTGCGGGCCGAGCAGCGGGCTCGGTGGTCTGTGCGGACGTTGGCGACGAACTCGCGGACTCGGACGGAACCGGCTACGGGGCCCTCTGTGGTGCCGCATTCGTGGCACTCGTAGCGAGCGCGGGGCGGCCGGGTGTAGCGGATCTGTCCGGTCTCGCGGTCCTCGTAGCCCTGGCCGGTGTCGATGGTGAGAAGGCTGGCCACGCCGTTCATGCGGCCGCCTTGCGTCGCCGCTCCAGCTCCTCGTAGAGGCGGCGGCGCTGGGTTGGCTGGAGGCCGCCGCGGATGCCGTGGCGTCGTTCCTTGTGGGCGCTGCCTTCGATGCGCATGGCCTCGTCGAGGCAGGCCTTGCGGACGGGGCACTCGTGGCAGAGGCGGATGGCCTCGGCGAGCGCGCCGCGCTTGCTGGTGGGGGCCCACCACAGCTCGTCAGCTCGCTTGGTGTAGTCGGGGCGGGCGCAGATGCCCAGGAGCGCCCAGTTGTTGCCGGTGGACGTGTCGGGGGTGGCGCGCCGGTAGGGGGTGCGGCGGATCATCGGGCCACCGCCGGAAGGTTCTCCGGCCACGTCACGCCGTTCAGCGCCCGCCGGTGCGTGTCCGGCATGACCACGAGCGGGTAACCGAGCCAGTGCAGGCCCATCGCGGCGAGGATCGTCGCGTCGGCCTGGTCGTAGCGGCCGCGGCCCTCGCACGGCACGCCGTACCGCTCGATGACGGCGTCGCGGACCATGCCCTTGGCGATGGTCTTGCGTCGGCTGGCCGGGTGGTCCTTCGCGGGGTTGGCGACGCCGCAGGCGTAGATGATTCGGTGCTGCGGCGGGCAGATAGCGAAGGGGATGCGGCGGCGCCACAGGTCATGGCGGATGAGGCCGCGGAGGTAGGTCATCTCCTCGACGCCGGGTCGGTAGCCGACTGACATGGCGACGCCCTCGATGACGACGAGGCTGGTGTCGTCGGGGATGCAGGCGCGGATGGTGCGGCGGTGGAATTCGAGGCGGTCGTGTCCGGTCCGGCTGCCGGGGATGAGGGCGTCGGCAGTGGCGCCGTCGCTGATGCCGGTGGAGGTGAGGGAGAGGTCGAGGCCGTACACGGTGGGAATGTTGAGGGGCCGGGGCCCGGCCGCGGTGGTGGCGGCCGGCACCTCGGTGTCGAAAAGGGTCGGGGCAGTCACCGGGCACCGCCCCTGGCCCAACGAGCCGCCGCGAGCTTCCGGTCACGGTCACGGACATACAGGCGGTGCCCTTCCAGGCACTCGGCGCACGCCGACTCTCCGCGGTACTTGTGCTGTCGGTACCCTGCGAGCGTTCCGTGAGCGATGGGCTTGCGCCTGCTCGGCGTCGGGGTGCCTTTACTGCGCTTGGCCTCGGTGTTCGCCTTGCGGCACGCGTCGTCGATGGGCTCGCCGTTCCTGACGTGCCGGGTGTAGGCGGACTGGGTGCCGCAGGGGGCGATGGGCTGCCCGCGGTGGGGGTCCTTCAGCCCAATGTCGGTGATGAGCTGGTCGAGTTGGGCGTCGGTCAGGTCAGGCATCGGGGGTCTCCCTCCGAGAGGTGGTGAGGCCGAGGACGTCGAGGAGGTGCTCTCGGTCGGCGTCGTCCTGGGCGCGCTGGTCGACGAGCCGCGCGACGGCCTCGACCTGGGCGGGCGTGTTCCGTCCGGCACAGACGGCCGCGACGGCGTCGATGTCTACCTGGCCCTTCACTGCTCGCTCCCCGTGGTCGTGCGGCACGTCCAGCAGGTGCGGCTGCCGTCGGTGTGGATGGCGTGGAAGCGTGTGCGCCCCTCGGTGGGGCAGTGCGCCCAGTCGTTGGCCTCGACGTCGCCGTCCGCGAGCGCCGCGGCGAGGGCCTGCTCATCGAGGAGTTCGGCGTCGGCCAGCGGGGTGGCGGGCTGGTGGTGGTCGAGGCTGTGCAGAAGGCGGCGGACCGCGGCGAGGGGGCTCATACGACGCTCCTGTCGGTCAGGTCCTGGCGGCGCTTCTGCCAGCCCGCACCCGCCTCGACCTCCGGGGCCGTGAGGCCGAGGCAGTCGTCGAGGCGGTCTTGCAGACGCGCGATGTCGCGGGCCGCGGTAGCGAGCTCGGCGCGGTAGCGGACACACGCCTTCAGGAGCCGCTCGATGCGGTCAGCCTGAATTTCCATGTCCGCGTCGTGGCTGTGCTCGGTCGCGGTGAGCTGCTCGTTGCGCTCGGCGAGGATGGTGTTGCGGCCGGCGGTGCGGACGGCTGCGGCGAGGTGTGCGGCGGACGCGGTGCGGGCTTCGTCGCGTTCGTCGACGAGCTGGCGGACGTGGGCCTCCAGTTCGGTGATGCGCCGCTTTCGCTTGCCCCACATCAGGCGTCACCGCCCGTGCGCTGCGCCGGGATGAGCGGCCAGGAGCCGTCGATCACCTTGTTCGGGTCGCCGCCCTGCTCCGGCGTCGCCTTCTTCCGGAACCAGTCCTGCAAGCTCGCCTGCTGCCCTGCCCGCCATCGCTGCTGCGCCGCGAACAACTGCTCCGGCCCCAGATGGCCGAGCTCGCGAGCGAACCGGACGAACTGTTCCTCAGCGATCAGCAGCGCCGCGAGAGCATCCGCGTCCGCGGTGTGCCAGTCGTTGAGGGCGACGTTGTACCGCTCGGCCGTGGGCCCCAGCTTCCGGTTGCCCTGCCCGCGGACGTACTTGAAGAGCTCCTTGTCGATGACGTGCGGGTCGATGAGGGGCAACGGGCCGGGGCCGACGCGTTCGGCCATGGTCGGCAGGCCGTTGCGGAGGAGGTCGTAGTGCAGGATCGACCAGTCGAAACTGTGGTTGAACGCGATCACCGGCATGCCCTGGTTGATGGCGTGGGCCAGGTAGGAGGCGAGCTCCTCCAGCGCTTCCTTGGGCTCGCGGCCCTCGCCCTGCACCTTGGCGTCGTCGATACCGTGCACGGCGGTTGCTTCGGCGGGGATCGGGATGCCGGGGTTGATCAGCCACGTGAAGACGAGGTCCTCGGCTCCGGGGGCGCGGACGATGAAGGCGGCGGAGACGATCCGGTCTTCGAGCGGGTTCGGGCCCGTGGTCTCGGTGTCCCAGGCGGTCTTGCGGACGTCGGCGAAGGCGCTCACTGGCCACCGCCGGTGCGCTCGCCGTAGATGCGGCGGCCGAGCGCGTCAAGGGTCTCCTGCTCGCCAATCTCGTTCGTGACCTGGCTGTTGAGCATCCGCTGGTTGGCCAGCTCGTAGCTGATCTGCTGCAACCGGCCGGGCGACGTCTTCTTGTCGAGGATCTCGTCGCGGTACGACTCTGCGGATCGGGCCGGAGCATCGTTGCCGCGTTCGACTCGGTCGGCGTCCGGGTCCTGGTCGTGAGTCGGGGTGAGCCCGAAGCCGAGAAGCAGCGTGCGGAGCGCGACGGACTGCGCCTTCGTCGTCGACTTGTCAGCGGTGTCGAGGGCCTCCCCCATCGTCTGGAGGGTGAGCGTGTCACCCATCGGCCCCATGACCGTCCAGGTGACGAGGACGGAGCACTCCCGCATCTTGCCGCCGCTCTTGGTCGACTTCTCCCCGTAGGAGGCCTCGACCTTGGACGACATGACGTTGACGCCGTGCTTCAGCGTCACGGGCCCGAAGACGTTGACGACGGTGTCGACCCCGCGGAAGTTGAACTTCGTGCCGAACGAGTCGTACTTCTCGCCCTTGGCGATGGCGCGGATCTCGCGGCGGACGCGGAGCCACGCAACTCCGACGGGCACCTGCTCAGGGTCGTCGTCCCCGGGTTCGTAGTCGGCCATCGGGTCCGGCGCCGGGGTGAAGTCCTCGACGGGCGGCGCGTCCTCGGCCGGGCCCGAGGCGGGCTCGGTGCGGCCCGCGGCAGCGGCGGCCCGCTCAGCGATCGTGGTCATGCGTTGTGCTCCTCACGGACAGCGCGGGGAATGCTGATCTGGCGGTAGGTGCGGTCCTCGACGCAGTCCGCGTACGCGTCGGGCCAGCGCTCGGCGAGGCGGGCGGTGTCGGTCCACTGCTTCGAGCGCTCGTCCAGCGACACGTGGACCCGGTCGAGGACGGTGGCCTGCTCGGCGCTGCCGAGGCCGGCGAGGATGCGGGCCTTCGCCGCCTTCTTCCGCTTCTCGGCTGCCACGTAGTCGGTGTGGGCGTCGAGGTAGTCGGCCACCGCGTCCTGGGTGTCGATGTCGCGGGTGATGTCGACGGCCCCGGCCCGGTTGGGGTGGAGGCGGTCGTACAGGTCGAGGAGGACGTCGGGGTCCGCGTCCGCGGCGAGCACCGGCGGGCGCCGGTCGGTGATCTGCTGCCAGGCGAGTTCGCCAGCGGCGCGGAGGTCAGCGACGAGCTGGGCGTGGTCGGCGACGCGGATCACGTACTGCCGGTAGTCGTTGCCGCCGATCAGCACGGCGGCGTGGACGTGGTCGAAGCCACAGGTGTCGGCCTGCCACAGGGTCTGAACGAGGACGTCGTCCGCGACGCCGGCGCGGAAGGCGGAGGCCTTCATCTTGTCGCGGCACTTGATCTCGACCGCGCACTTCTCGCGGCCGTCGGCGAGGGGGCACTCCAGGACACGGCGGTCGAGGGTGCACATCTGCCAGGGGCGTTCGGTGTTCTGGACGAGGCCGACGCGGCGGACGACGCTGCGGTTGCGGCGGGCCCACTCGCGGGCGACGGTCTCCTCGAACGCGCGGCCCCAAAGGGCGGGTTCGGAGTCGTCGCTCTCCAGCGGCAGGCCGCCGGTCTTGTCGTGGTAGACGGACAGGGCGTTGCCGTACTTCGAGATGCCGAGGATCGCGGCGACGTCGCTGGAGCCGAGTCCACTGCGGCGTGCGGTGAGCCAGTCGGCGCGGTCGGCGTCGGCGGGGAGGATGAGGCGGCCGGTGGGTGTGACGCGGCGGCCGGCGGCCGGGGCCGAAGCCCCGACCGTCGTCGTGTTCGTCATGCGGCCTCGACCTCCGCGGTGGTGCTGGCCTGGGCGGTGGGCAGGCCGCGGACGGTGTTGGGCTTCCACACGTCGCCGTACGCGGCCTCCGCACGGGCGGCGATCTCACGGGCAGCGTCAGCCCCGGCACGGACCTCGCCGCGCTCGATCTGGCCGAGGACCCGCTCGGCGTCCGACGACGGGCGCACCTGCCGCCCACCCCGAGGCCGTGCCGGGACAAGGGGAGCCAGGTCCGCCCCGCGGTATCGGGCCTCGATACGTGCGCCGTCGTCAGTGAGGACGATGCGGGCGTCGTAGGCCCCGGCCGGCTGGTAGTGGCGGCCGGACGGATTCGTCTGTCCCGGTCGGCGGATCATGGAGGCGGTGGTCGACGCGGTGAAAGAGTTCCGGTACTCACCGACCGGCAGCCACTGGCCGGGCGCCTGCATGAGGCGCGCGGCGGCTTTGGCGTGGTCGACGCGGGTGTGGCGGCTCATGAGCGGCCGTCCTCTCCGATGGTCGTGGGCGTGTAGGTGCGGCGGCCGTCGGCGTCCACCGGCCGGAGGGCCCCACGGGCGGCGAGTGCTCGCAGGTCCTTCCTCGCGGTGTTGCGGTGGCAGCTCCAGCCGGTGGCGGCGAGGAGCTGCTCGGCGCGGCCGGTCGAGATCGGGCCGGGCTCGCCCTGTATGGCGATCAGGAGCCAGGCACGACGGGTCATCTGGTCAGGCACGGCGGCCGTCCTTCCGAGTCGCGAGGAGGTAGTAGCGGCCGTCGGCCGGGCCGTGCTCGACGAGGTGGCCTCGGCGGGCGAGCTCGGCGAGGTCGCGGCGGGCGGTCCCGCGCTGAGGGGCCTCGCCTTTGCGCCGTCGGGTCTCCTGCACCTGGCGGGTGGTCCACTTGCCGCCGTGGGTGCGGATCGCGTCGAGTAGCTGCTCCAGGCGCCGCTCGCGGGAGGAGTCCGGCGCGGGCCTGGGAGTGGCCGTCGCCGCCGGTGTGGCGGTGGCCTTCTCCTCATCCCGCTCGGCGTCGTACTGAGCGAGCAGGTCACGGGCGATCGCGTTCGGCTCGGCGCTGTCGACGTAGTACGCCCGGAGCGCCTGCTCAATGACGTGGCGAGCGGTCACGACGCACCACCCGTCTCCGCCAGCGCCGGAATCCCACGCTCAGCGCGGAACTCGGCGATCGCCGCGTAGCAGCACACCGGCTCGCCCTCGACGCTGTGCTCGTCCTGCCGGGTCGACTCGTCGGCCGCCTCGTCGGCGGTCAGCGCCTCGAACTCCGAGCGGCAGTGCGTGCACAGCGTGATGTCGTCGGCCGTGAACGCCGCGCTGTAGCCGGGGTAGTTCTCGGCGAGGAACTTCTGCACGGCGGGCCAGACCTCGGACCGCATGGCAGCGGTCTCGTCCGCGTAGTCCGCCTGAGTCCAGTGCGGGTTGACGGGCCCGGTGATGGTCAGGCGGCCGTTGATCTTCGCGGGCTTCTTCACGCCGCACCTGCCTCACGCTGGCCCGGCACCACGACCGCCGGCGGCGGAGCCACCGCGCGCAGCCGGTCCGCCAGCCGCAGCACCGCGGGACCGAGTAGCGGCAGCTCGTAGCCGAGCGCGTCCTTCAGCCGCTCGGCGAGGAGCTGCTCGGGCTCCCAGCCGTCGTGCCCGCGCGCGGCTCCCCGGTCGTCGGCCATCTGGAGAAGGAGGTCGAGGAGGTCGGGGTTGTCGGCGATCGTGATGAGGACGGCGTCGAGGTAGTGCTCGACGTCGAGCATGGCTCCGGCGGGGGTGCGGCGGATGTACAGCCGGTAGGGGCCGGTGATGGTGGGGCGGCGGAAGAGGCGGTGCCAGATCAGGCGGATGTGGTTCATCGCGCACCGCCCGTCTCGCCCGCGTCAGCGGCCTCGTCCTCGTACCCGGCGACGACCCACTGTGTGGCGGCCCGATCCCAGATGACGGACCACCCGGTGCGGTCGGTGAGCGTGCCGTCCAGGTCGATGCCGACAGACAGGCCGACCGACTCGGCCGCGTTGAGCGCGTCTGCGATGTCGACCCAGTACGACCGCTCGGTGCGGGGCGCGCACGCCTCGGAGGGCTCGTCCTCGTGGAGGGTCGGCGTCGGCGCGAGGAGCCGCGTCAGCTTGTCCGCCGACCGCTCCGTCTCCCCAGCCCGCAGCGCCTGCACCGCGTCGTCGAGCGCTTCGTTCGTCGAGTGCCGCTCCGCCTCCAGCTCGCCAATGCGCGCGGTCAGGGCATCCCGCTCGCCCCGCGCCGTACGGAGGTCGTGCTGCCAGGTCGCGTGATCGGCCTGCCGCTGCGCCTCCAGCGCGGCGACCCGAGCCCGCAGCCCCGCATTCACCCGCTGCATCCGAGCCCCGTACGCCCGCAGACCCCTCACATCCGCGCACACCGCACGCCGAGCGAGCATCCGCTCCTTGACCTGCACATCAGACGGACGCACCCAGCCATGCAGGCCCATGCCGGACAGGTACTGCTTACCGTGGTGCCGCTCGGCGTCACCGCAGTGCGCGCAGCCGTAGGGCTCCGCCACCCGCTCACGGATCTCGTCCCGCTCACGCTCGGCCCGATGCCGGTCCGCCACAGCCTCAGCGAACAGACCCTGGAGACGCGCCACGTCCTGCCGCAGCTTCTCCTCGAAGCTCTCCGGCGCGGGCGGGAACGGCGGCATCAGCGGGCCGACCGGTGCGGGCAGGGCGTCCGCCGACCCGACGATCCCGTGCTCCGCGAGCTCCGGCAGCGTCGCCATCACGAACCGCGGGCACTCGCACACGCCCTCCGGCGCGTACAACGCCCCACCGTCACGCGTCGTCGCACGCAGCGTCCAGCACGTACCGTCTGCGGTGTTCACCACCAGCGGGGCGCTCACGCCGACACCGCCTCAGCGGCACGCGCCGCCGGAAACCATTCCGCCGACGAAATTCGAACCATTACGTCGTCGACGGAGAACTCCGCGCTGAAGTGCCTGTAGAAGCCGTGCTCGTCCGGGGTGCTGTCCGACGTCTCCAGCGTGACTCCGAGCGCCTGCGCCCACTGGCGGCTCTCGGCCTCCGTGTGTGCCTGCAGCCCGACGAACGTCCGGTTCGTGGACGCTTCGAGGCGAACTGCGAGAAGCTGCGGCAGCGTGCCGCCGTGCTCGGTGACCAAGCGGGTGGCGACAGCGCGGAGACGGGCCGCGGCCTCGTCGGTCCTGGCCAGGGCCTGTTCGACCTTGGTCATTGAGTCGGTAGTCTCAGTGGCCATCGGGGCCTCTCTTTCTGCATTGGTGGGGCGCCGTAGTCGGGGGGTCGCTCAGGCCGGGAAGTCGGAGCGGCCCTTCGGCGCGAAGTCGGGTCAGCCAGTCCGTACGGCCGTGCCGCGCGAGGGCAGCGGGCGCAGGGCGGCCAGCGGGTGAGCGGTCGGCGCCGATGACGGCGCGGGGACGATGGCCAGAGGGCCCGTCGTCGGCTCGTAATGCGTCAGGGCGTCGATGCGGTCGAGGTCTGCATCGGAGAAGGTGACCTTCCGGCCCTTCTTGCTGTGCGGCAGGCTCTTGATATGGCGGCGCAGCCAGGTTTCCGGGACGCGAAGCTCGGCCGCAGCTTCCGGATAGGTGTATCGGCGGCTCACGCGGCGACCAGTTGCTTGGGCTCGACGTGAGGGGTGCGGGCCGAACGGCGGCGCGGGGCCCAGAGGCACAGAAGGTCGATGCCGATCGCCTCGCAGATGCCGCGGGCGATGCTCTCGGGCTGTGACTGAGTGACGCCGGTGAGCAGCGCGTTAATCGTGCTCGACGGGACGCCGACCACGGCGGCGAGTTCGCGACCGCTGATGCTTGCTCCGGTCGCTGTGCGTTCCATGAGAGCGCGGAGAACCTCGGGGCGGACGAGCTCGTATCGGGGTTCGGACGCCACTGGTTCACCTCCTTGGACGTTGTGGCCAAAAAGTTGGACAGCAAGAGCATGGCAGAACCTGGACGCCGTGTCCAGATATTTGGTCGTGACTGTGCGGTGGTTTTTTGGTCAAGGTGCTCGCGCGGGGTGGCGTCTAGCGCCCAAGAACCTGGACACTGTGGCTGTCGACCCAGTGGGAGTCATCTGCTGACCAGGGCATATGCCATAGTCGACACAGGAGACACGTGGACACCACGCCCCACAGCGCCCGCGCGGAGACGAGGAAGATGTCAGCGGAGGAGACGGTCGAACAGGCCGAGCGAGCCGACCTGTCGGATCTCGTCCGGGACCGGATGGCGGAGCTCGGCAAGGGCGTGCGCACCATCGCCGATGCCACCGTCGACCCGGAGAACCCGGACGCCGGCCCGCAGTACAAGCGCGGAACCCTCGACAACCTCATCAACAACCGGGGCGTGAAGCCTCCGACGGAGGCGCAGCTCCGCGGGCTTCAGGCGGCCCTGGATGTGCCGCTCGTAGCGCTTCAGCGCGCGGCGTCGGCGCAGTTCTTCGGGTACGTGTCGGAGCGGTGGGGCGGCGGCGCCAAGCACCGGTTGTTCATCGCACGGATCGAGGAGTTCAGCGAGCGAGAGCTCGACAAGCTCGACCAGATGGCAGACATCATGCTGCGTCGCGACGGCGATGAGGCGCAGAGGTAGTACCCAACCTCACCGGTGAATATCACTATCAGTTACCTCTTGAAGTCCTCTGGTCACAACCTGATCGGTATGGCACAGTCGGTGATCCGCCTGGGGGGCGTGTCGGATCGGATCGATTCATCCGCGCCCTCGACGCATGCCCGCGTCGAGGTGTGGATGTGCCATGCAAGGGGGCACGTCAGTGGCATACGACAGCGGCGTGGAGCTGCAGGCGGAAGTGAAACCCGCAGCGGAGTTCGACATGGAGTTCGTACCCGAACTCCCCAACGGCAGGGCCATCTTCCCTGCTGAACGAAATGGCAAATTCGGCTACCTCGTAGCCACGGGAGCCATGACGGAGCAGTGCCTCACCGAGCTCGTCAGGCACATCCGCTCGATCGTGCGGAGCGGCAGCTGGCAACAGAACTGGCGCGAGGAACCATCCGCCCAGCAGTGCCCAGCCGCGTCGGAGCACGCGAACGAATCCGTCTTCGACATGGAATGGCGTAACGACCTCCCCGACGGGGCGGCTGTGAGGCCAGACGAATCGCAGGGACGTTTCGTCTGGCTCGTTCGCAAGGGCGCCATGACGGAGCAGTGCTTCGAAGAGATGCGCGCCTACCTCATCCACGTCGTCGGCAGCGGCCGGTGGAGCCAGAACTGGGGCACACGGCCCCAGCCCTGCCACTGATCACGCAGAACGGACAGGCCGCAGCCCTTCGCGAGGCGCAACCACACGCATCGCGTTGGTGACTGCGGCGCTGATCTCGTCGTCCAGGTTGTTCAGCAGATGCCCGTACCGGTCGATCGTCGTCGTGATCGACTCATGCCCCAGCCGCGCCTGAATCGCCGCCGGGTTGATGTTGTCCGCGATCAGCCACGCCACGTGCGTATGCCGGAGATCGTGGATGCGCGGCCGCTTCCCGAGCCCCTTCTTGATCGCTTCGTTCAGCGCGCGCTCCCACTTGCGGTGGTAGAAGTTGCTGTGCCGCCACGCCTTGCCCTGCCCGCCCCGGAACACCCAGTCCTCCGGGCCCCGGCCGGCCACGTGGCGGCGCAGCATCGCCAGCTGGTCCTCGTTCAGCTTCACCAGGCGCCGCGCCTTCCGCGTCTTCGGCGGCCCGATCTCGAAGGTGTTGTCGTCCTGCCTCTTCCAGGCGCGCTGGACGTTGACCTTCCCGGTGGTCCAGTTGATGTCACGGGTCTGCAGGGCGGTCGCCTCGCCCCACCGCATGCCGGTGCCGACGAGGAAGTCGGCGAGGTCGGCCGCGTCGGGGTCGAAGGCCCGGAGCTCGATGCTGATGCGGGCGTACTCCTCGTGCTCCAGGAACACCATCTCCTCGTCGCTGCCCTCGTCCTGGCGGGGCAGGCCCGTCTTCTTGCACGGGTTCGTCTCGCGCAAGGGCGGCTCGGCCTCGACGGCGGCCTGGAAGACGCAGTAGAGCAGCCCATGCCGGTTCGCGACGCTCTTGGCGCTGGCCTTGGCCCGGAGGACGTTCTCGGGGTCGTCAGGGGCTGTGACGGCGTGCCGCTGGCGGCGCACCCACTCGTTCACGTCGGCCTGCGTGATGTTGCAGATCGTCGGCGGGTGCTCGACGCCGTCGGCCGCGGTATGCACGAGGCCGCCGAGGCGCCGCTCGATGCCGGCGGCGTCGGTGTGCTTGACCCCGAGGAAGTGCCGCTCGATGTCCCGCTTGTAATCGTGCTTGGTCCGGTCGTCCACCGTGTTGAGCGCGTCCACGTAGGCGTGGGCGTAGCTGCCGAAGGGGTGGTCGTCGGGGTGTGTCTCCGGCTCGACGAAGCCGCGGCCCTTGACCCAGCCGTGGGGCCACTGGTTGCCGTGTGCCTCGACCAGCTTCCGGAACTGGTCGGCGCTGTCCTCGTCACCGAACTTCTCGTCTTCCCAGGACCCCCCGCGCCCGCCTTGGAGCCAGCGGACTTGGTAGGTCGCGGAGCCGTCCTTCTTCTCGCGCTTCCTGATGCTCGCCAT